AATATCGCTGACAGCGCTACTGACTGGATTTCATTTCCGGTACAGATGTTAAGAGAGGTTAATGCTGACATTAATAAAATAAGCGGTGATGCTGTCGCGGCGACAATGATGGAACAGTTGTTTGAGAATACTACCTCGGTTAATAACATGGAAATATTTTTTGATAACTCAGGTACCTACAAATTGCAATACATCAGCAGTAACCTGACTGATATATATACTCATGTTAGAAACCTCGCTTTATATAATGGCGCTGTCGATGGCTGTACGCAAAAGTTTTTTCAAACAGACAATGTGAGCGACTCTACAGTGACCTTTATTGCCGGGGATGATAAATATCAAATCAGATGGTACTATCGAATATTGCCCGACAATTCGGTCATCCTTGATTCGTCAATAGTTGATAACAGGGAATAAAAATTATGCCTTTCGGAAAGCGCAAACCAAACACATCTCTGCCATGGCAGTTTATGCCCTCAAGGTCTGTTGAGACCGCTTATGCCAGCGAGGAACCGACTGAGAGAGAGTTTGTTGAGCCGTTGTTCTTACCCGATAAGGACAGTGGAAGCGAACAGCTTAATCGGTTTCTCAGCATCTTTGAGGATAAACATCAAGAGCTTGAGACCTTCGCTCGCGATTTAAATAAGCTGTTATGGTATGATCGATGCCCCGCGAAATATATTTTTCGGGTTGCTCAAAATTTAGGTTTTCCTCTGCTGGATTCCCCTTATGCCTCTGAGTCGGAACGGCGTAATTTTCTAAAATGGACAACTTGGATATGGTTGAGAAAGGGCTCGGCTCAAGCCCTTATTAAGCTCATAAATATCTTATGTTATAGTCTGGCTTTTAGCGAGAGCATGGCTGAGGATTTTATACTCAACTACCATAAAACCTATGACCTTGAAAGCCGATTTCTCGAATCTGATCTCCATCAATTTAATGGCTCGGCTGATGGCTGGGCTAAGGAGGCATCGGGTTCTTCATGGACGCTATCGAGCAACCGATATGTCGGCGTGGGTGATGGGACTGATGATAGAGATAACTGCTCACTGGTCGATAATGATTATCAAAATTTTTATGTTGAGACCGACTTTCAAATCCTTGGTGGGAGTGGAACCTACTATCCCTATTTTGGTATTATGCTCGCCTATACTTCAAGGGGCTATAATCTTGGTGTTTTTATTTATTCTGATGGTGGCAATGATTACCTGAGAATATCTGGCTGGTATATGGGTTTTGAACTAATTCCAACTGGCTATAGGCTTCACGATATAACCGGGATGGTTGATTATAAGTCAGGCGTTCATAGATTAAAGGTTCATCTTAATAAGGAAAAGTTTAGTGTCGCCATCGATGACACGACTTTGATAACGCCGTTTACTTTCGAGGGTATTAATACAGCGTTTCACTTTGAGAGGAAAGGTTTATTCTCCAATGAATCAACCGAGGTTGCTTTTGATAATTTTAAGGTTGGAAAGCTCAGACCCATGGGGGTTCCTCGGTTATTAGGTGATGGCGCTGAAAAGAGTATTCGGCTTCGGCTTATAGGGTCTCCCGATAACGACACCGCAAAGCGGGCTTATCTGGCTGATGTTGTGCCAAGATATTTTGTGCCCTACGGTGTCGACGTAGAATGGATTACATAATAATAGAATAGAGGTATATATGGCTGATATAACAAGAGATCATTTCTTAGAGAGCCGAGGGGTTTTAAAAAAGATATTTCAAAAAAACATACCCTTGCTCGATGCTGATCTTAACGAGCAGATCGATATTGTCAACACAAGACAGATGAGATTTCTGTCGGCTATGACCGAACAGGGACATAGGCGCTTTGGTGAGGGTTTTAATGTCATTCCCGATACCCCGGCGGGCAATACCTGTGTTGTCAAAGCTGGTTTTATAGCCGTCGAGATCGATACGGATTTATCGGTTCTGATACGACTGGCAACTGACACCGATGTGACTGGCTGGACTACACCCTCAGGTAACAGAACCGATTACCTATATGTCGATGTCTCCTTTGATGAGATCGACTCAACCGAAGATTCTAATCTAATTAACCCCTCTGCCGACTGTGAAACCGCTATTGATTATCGAATGTCATGGCAGTTTGTGAAATCACAGGGAGGCACAACCAGCCCACCAAGCGGTCATGTCTACGTGGCTCTGGCGCAAATCCAGCGCGGTTCAGGTGATTCACAAATAACCTCTGATGATATTACGATGCTTGTTGATGATATTATTACAGATCGGGCTGAGTTTAATATCGCTGGTGATTTATTTGTCGGTAATGATATCGACTGCGATGGGGCTGTTAATATTCTTGAAACCCTTGATATCTCGGGTAAAGTGACAATCGATGATGATCAGGATATAACAGGCAACCTCGATGTCGATGGCACGGCTAATATTGCTGAAAATTTGACTTGCCAGAACGATATCATATTGAGCCCAAGCAATACTGTCGATGGTGTTGATGTCAGTGCCTTAGGTGATATAATCTACTCTATGCCTCTATTGGTTGATATCTCGTCATCAAACAATGGCGTTGAGGCCGTATGGTCTGCCGCGACCGATAGTTATCCGGCTTTTACATCTGTATCGGCTTCCGGTGAAGAGGTTAAGGGTGTATGGATGTATGTCAAGCAATCTCAGCATAATAAGATCAAAGCCTATGTCGAAAACTACTCGACCGATACTGTTGGGCATATAATTCTCCGGGTGGGCTCATCTGCCGAACACGATATAACCTCAACAATCGGCGGGACTTGGAACGGTCATACATTTACGGTTGATATATCGAGTTTAACTGATGGTCAACCCTACGAAATCAAATTTATCCACAAGAACGGCAATACCCTAAGGAGCCGTAAACTTGTTATTTGGGCAACCTACGAATAAGGTTCTTATCGATGTCAATAGCTGTATTTGATTATCTAAAATGTATCGGCGAAAACGCCGAAACTGAAACTAATTGCTATAAACATCCTTGTTTCTTGAGCTCCGATCTGGTGAGTATCGAGACAGGCGACTACCCGGTTCCTAAACCACAATCAGGCTCATATAGTTATAGTTTTGAGATCAGAATCAGAATGAAGGCCACAACTTTACCGGATAATAAATGTGAAAACTTTGAGATATGGGTTGAATGGGAAAACCCGCCTCGGGATGGTTTAACGGTCTTTGCTGGTAATGATTCTGGCTCTCATACCCCTACCGACAATCAGTCCTCTTATGCTACTCATGATTTATATGATGATCATAATGGTCAATCAAACGGTCTTACTTGGGATAGCACGACCGAGATAACATCGGGCGGGGGCTCAAATCAAAAGACCATCACGTTGGTTTTACAGGCTCGCATCGATAATACTGTCATACAGGGTGATGTTCCTACAATGCATATATGTATAGGGTACGATGAATATTAACAATAACGAACTTTATGTTTGGGAGATCGAGTTCTCGGATGGCTCGGTTATTACCCGGGCAGACAACGAAAAGGCCTCGAATACCGATAGACATATAAACCCCAATGACCCGCCAAAACAGGCTGTGCAAATAAGATTTAAATCGATAAGCTTTGAACCTGTTGTTGTTGATATCCCGGAGGGTGCTCAGCCCGTCTGTAGCTTGTTTAACTGTACTCGAGATGGTATTCGCTATGGTGTTATCCTAAAAGCGGGCTATCGGTTGAATGGTATCAGGTTTTATCTGAAAAGGTATATCGGTCTCGAAGATAATAAGACCGAGTTGATTACGGAGTTTGATATATAATGTCTGATCAATTAACGCTCAGGCCATGTTCAGACGGGACATTTATCGATTGGGGGTGCTATCCCACGGGTGATAAATACGCCACCATCGACGAGGTTACCCCCGATGATAGTGATTATATATCTGCCTCGATAGCTTTCACGGCCAAGAAAATCACCTTCGGCATAGACTCAAGTCAAACGGGCGTATTGGATGGCGCAACCATTAATAAGGTTACGCTTAAATGGAACGGAAAATTCACAAAGACAATGGGGGGTGACCCTTTTGTCTATCCTCTCACCTATGATGGCTCTAATACAGATCAAGGCTCTGGTGTCGTAATGGACAATGGTACTTACGATGATCATCAAGCAGATTTCGAAGATGCTCCCGATGGAGGGGATTGGTCAAAATCAAAAATTGATTCGGGTGAGTTTGGTTTTAATACGAGCACAGGTTTTGGCTCTACCTTATTTATCTGCCAGTTTGAAATCATAGTTGATTACGATGGTGGCTCATCTAATTACCCGGCTCCCACGTCCCTACAAGCGGACAGATCAACAAACCCTACCTCTTGCTCGGAGGTTCCGGGATTCACAGCAGTATTTAATGATGGCTCTCGAGGCGATACCGTCGATCGTTGTCAGATACAGGTATCAGAACAATCCGATTTCTCGGATGATAATGTATGGAACGACTCTCCGGGCGATGACCCTACTGGCGAGGATTGGAACGATATAGACGATCTGACTGATGGCAATACCAGCCAAGCAGTTCAATATGGTGGCTCATATTTAGAGAACGGTAAAATCTATTACTGGCGTATTCGCTTTGGGCAATTTACGGGAGATCATAATATCTCTGACTGGTCTACAGGTACGGCAACTATAGCAGGGCCATGGAAACGTCAATGGGAATATCCCGATTATGGCCGACGGAATCGATTAATCTTTGGAGAATTTCATCCTGCTATACCAGCGGGTGCGTCTGTTAGCTTTCCGCTTCCAACAGGATTACGAAAAGAAATATCTGGCAATCGTGGTTGTTGTGATGAATCAGTGCAGGATTCTGGCGGTTGGATGGATATCGGCGTTCATAATAATATTCATTATTGGTTGTTCTTATCAAAACCAGAGGATAATGGTAATTACGCGATATACATACAGGCTCAGAACCTACTAACCCAAGAGTTTGGAACGCCCTATAAGATCGCTGATAGCGGTGCATCATCTGACACTCATTACTTCCCCACTGGTGTAATAGACGCTGATGGCTATATTCATGTATTTTATGGCTGTCATACGTCATCAATAAAATATAGGCGTTCGGCTGTTGCCGGTGAATCAGGATGTTTTGATGGTGAGACCTCTGGCTGGTCAGCAATGAGTGATATTTCGGGTATGTATACGTATCCACAAGCGTTTATAATCCCCTCTGATGGAAGGATATATTTATTCGCGAGACAGAATAAGCACGCATTTTGTTTTTTTTACAGCGACAACAATGGCACATCTTGGGATGGGGCGCATACAGTTCTCGATGATGATACTCAAAACAGAGTTTATTGTTATGGTACTCGCTTTGACCCCGATACCGAAACATTCCATGTCGCTTATACATGGGTTTATTCAAACCCGCCAACAAACGACAATGAACAGTATTATGATACCGTCTGTTATATGCAAAGCACTTATGACCCCGAAGAAGATGATGGTTTTGTAAAATGGTATGGTCTTAATCCCTCTATAGTTGGATTTTTGGTCTCTGTTGGTACAACCGATACTGATGTAATCAATAGGGCCGGTTCGTACACAATAATAGACGCTGAGGATTCTATTGTGCGCGGTGGCCGGGTACATCAGTATTTTGTTATCAGTATGATTCTCTATAGTGATAGTGGTGTAATGCGTCCGCTAATATTTTATATCGACAAATTTGGCGAGCCTCCCGGGAGTTTTGCCGATAAGGTCGCTGTCAATTGTGTTAAATTCGACTGGATAGTTCCATCTGATGGCTGGACAACCACTCGCATCTCTGAGGATTTAGATCAATATCTGGTGGCAACCCGACAAAACGCAACTGGCAATCAAAACTCTGATACCAAAGAGATCAAGGTATATATGTCAACTCAGGGCAATAATTACCTTCATCAGATACCCGACGGAGATATCTCATCATCTAACTGCACTCCTAAAACTGGCTCTGATAATTATGCGATGGTTGATGAAGCGCCTTTTGAATGTGATGGTGATGATCAATATATCTCATTAGCGAATCAGGCTCATTGTCTGTTATCGAGCTCCAAAGATTCAACCAACTCTGATATTAATCTCGATGATTATAAAATACTTGGAATCGAGGTTGAGGCTGTTGTCAGGATGTTTAACTCTACCACTGGGGGTAAGATCAAACTCTATCTCAATGATGGTTCGACCGATGATGAGGGCGACGAACAAAATGTTGAGAATGATAAATATGCCGTGTTTAAAGACTTCTGGCAGGGCGACCCTTTCGAATCAACCGACTGGACATTCTCAACCGGGAAGTCGGTCTATTTTGGAATCAAACAAACCGTAACAGGCAAGGGCGTTCTGGTCACACGATTGATAAAAAAATATTATGTGACCAGCGCCATCGATCCTAAGTACAACTCATCAAAAATAATTGAAATGATATCTGATGATGAAGGTGATACATGGTCTTATAGAATGCTTGAAGGTGATTGTCTGGCTGGTGTTCCGATTATAACAACCGCTCATCACCTGATCAATAAACAGATCAGTATTATGTGGTGTGCTGGCAATAAGGTCTTTACCTCAACTGATGCTTGGGAACAATGGACGAAGGTTCGACCCGATGGCCTTGATGTAAAAGTTGATTCTGGTGGTACACAGATTGACAGGGTAATCGATTATCCCAATACTGTTGATTCCCGGGTTCAGATCAAACTCCCTGTTGCTGTCGCTGAGAATGAAAAATATCCACCTAAAGATATATTTGTATACACCACAAAACCCAGCGAGACAACTGACCCTCAAGGTGACCCCGATGATTCTTATAATTACTGGGAGAGCTTTGAAGATATTGATGAAGATGAGGGGCTTGCGACCTATGACGCAACGTGGACTGTAAGTTCGGGTTCATTCAAGGGCTATAGAAATCCTCCTAATCATGCCAATAAAAGATATTCCGGTCAAGGTGCTATTGAGTCCCAAACCAGCGCCGTCTCGCTGGCATACAAAAATATAGACGCAACTGGTTTAACCGATGTGATGTTCATTGCATCTTTCTGGTGCGAAAGTGCTGGTGATGATTATCGTTGTTGGATTGGCATCAAGGGCGATACGGGTAAAGAGTTTAGAGTTGGAATAATCACCTCAAGCGGATATGGTTGTTATTATGATGGGAGCTCATGGCATAACAATACATCTCAATCGATTAAATATCAACAGATGCACATTGCTAAAATACAGGTTACCTCAAAAGGTTGTTCGGCGTGGATTGATGATTATCAAATTTGTGAGGAAGTTCTCGAAGCAAATACACCTGTTAAGCTGAAAGATATTTATCTCAGGGCTCCCGGCCAATCATTCTTTGATGCGTTACGCATAGTGACCAATATAGAAAAATCCAGTGATGAACAAACGATCGCTCAAGCCGATGTAACGAACAAAAATGTTGAGGTTAGGGTTGCTGGCTATTCTGATGCTGAATATGTTGCAATGCTTGATGGCAAGATGGACTTCACCGAGGATGAGTATTGCGAATATATAACAGAAATCAAATTAAAAATGAGAGCAAAAGACGCCTCTTTTGATAATAATGGAACTGTCAAATTAGATATCTATGTCAGTAATGATGATATTTATGATGAAGATGATCTTGATACTACAGTATATGATGCGACCATGACAAGCGTGGACAGTGACTGGACATCACAGACCTTTACTCTCGGTTTAACAGAAAGCGGAGATTACGAGATATCATTAACTCAAAATAAATCTCTCAAGGTCTCAGCCGTTTATTCGTCGGGTTCGAGTACGGATATAGAAATCGAGGAAATAAAATATACCTATAAGATACAAGATGTTAATATCACGCTTGACGATGAAGAACAAAACGGGCTCTCTTGTGATATGACTGTTCTTGGTGAGGGTAATGATTATCTGCTTATAGATATGAATATCAATGGCGAGCTGATGTTATTGGAAAACAAACTACCCGTCGAATATCAAGGTTCCCTTAATACCTCAGATATGATTGTCATCGAAGCCCTCAAGAGGATATTTAACACCGACCGTCTGTTAATAGATCAACTGCGAGCCATCCCGGTTGTTAATGAGTTATTGGTTTCTCACCTACTGGCGGTTACAGGCGAAAGTAAAATCAACATCGACAATCAGAAAAGTGAAGCCATAATAAACAAGACGATCTTGGATTTTATAGAAACGCTGATAACCGCAAAAAGTTTTAAGGTAGATATCGGTTCCCAGAGTTCTCTAACATATAGTCTGCCGATCGATCATCTTAAGGGGGTAAAAAACCTCGATAGTTATCCTATTGAATGGAAAGCCCCATTGACCACCAGTAAATGCTTATTCATTGAGAATAAAAAACCTTATCTGAGCAGAGAGACAATCCCGGTCGAGAACCTAAAGACCTATATTGTCGATAATGACATTTCGATCGAATGTGCTGACAGGGCATTAACCTACGATCAGCTTCCTGTTGAATGGAAAAACCCAATAGATAATGATTTTAAATTGCCTATTGAGTTTAAGGGTCAATTTCAAACCGAGCAGACTATTCCACTTGAAAGCCTGAAGACAACCGAGGATTTATTTAAAACCTCAATATCATTCTCTGGCTATCTAACAACCGATAATCACCTCCTGACCGAATGGGCGAAGACCAATACGATCGTCCGGCGCTTTATCATCGATGCGACCGAGAGGGTGAGCTCGTCTTTTAAATTGCTTGTTGATCATTTAAAATACTATTCAGCTCACAGCTCTACACCGATCGACCTCAATAGGCTTGTCGCTATTGTTCAAAAGCTTCCACTCGAGTATAAGGGCAGTCAGCAAGTCGAGGCCTTTTTGCGGATGCCAATCGACTGGCGTGTCTCGTTAGATACTGAGAATAGGCTGAGAGTTGAAACGACCTCAACTTCATCATCGGTCTATCAATTAAGACACGAATATATCAAGGGTATATCCAGCGTGATCAGGGCGCCGATTGAATATCGGGCAATCACTTCTATATTGTCACGAATCACGACCGATTGGGCAAGACGAATACAGACCGATAACAAACTCCCGATCGATTATTCCGGCTTGTCATCATCTGATTTTAAAATCCCGATCGAGAACATTAAGGGATTAATTCAAGATCATAAATTGCCCATCGAGTTCTCGGGTTCGACTTGGATATTAGGGGAGTTTGCACTCCCGATCGATTGGCGTAATCACCTGAGCACCGATGATAAAATATCAATCGATCTTTCTAACCGGATAAAAACCTATGATCGTTTGGTGGTTGATTATGGTGTGGGTGTTGAATATAACATAAAGCTCCCGACCGATTATCAGAATATTGTTACCTCTTGTGAGAGGGCGATCATTCACTGGCTTGAGAGAATTCAAGCAATTGCTCACCTGTCTATCGAATGGGCTGGCTCATTAACTGTAACAGATTCCTCTCTGAGACTAACAATCGATTACGGTAACGGCGTTGCAACAACCAGCTCAATATCAATCGAATATCTTAGGGCTATATGTCAGAAATATAATATACCCCTCGAATGGGCTGGAACTCTCTATGCGTTTATTTCTCATCTCGAGGCCAGCTTGATTCTCCCGGGTACTATAAACGTAGAGATAAAAACCCCATGCCTGTCATCTGCGATATTAAGAGCCGGGAGTATTACGGTTAAAGAATTACGACAAATCGCGGCCGATCAGCTCTCTCAAACAATAATGAAATCAGACGGTTCGATAACAGCTCAGTTGAGAGATGCTAATGCGACAAACTTCTCAAAAACATATAGAGGCAACAATAACAAGGAATAAAGATCATGCCAGACCCTATAAGAATAATAACCACTGTAAACGAGGGTTCGAGTAGCGCATTTGATTGTTACGTCAGAGATCGAAATAATGATCTCGTTTATAGTGATAATGTTGACTCGGCGGTTATGACCCTATACAACAAAGCCGACAAGTCTGTAATTAATGATCAGGAAGATATCGATATCAGCTCGCTGTTTAACGCCGATGGAGATGTGAGCTGTACGATTGTTTTAACCCCTGATGATAACTGCATCGTCGATACTACGAGTAATCATCGATACGAAACGCATTCTCTATTTTTAAAGGTTGTGACCCTAAGTCCAGCCTGTACTATAACCGAGGAAATAGAATTTAAAGTAAGAAATTTAACAATATAATCATCTTAATTACCTACCACGTTAGTTGCTAACATATACCTCATTAACTACTTATTGATAAGAGAGGCTAAGAAATGGGCATAAAAAAACATGAGATAATTGTCTATGGTTCAGCAACCAGAGACTATGATGGAACAACCTTAAATATTGGCGGTGCCGAAGACACGGCACACAGGCCAGTATTTACCGACCCGTCATCGGCTATGGAGTTTGAGGCAGTATCGGAATCAGCTTCTGATACCAGTCAGACAATAACAATCACTGGCCGTCGAGCCGCGGGTGCGATTGTTAGTGATTCATTTACCTTAAACGGTCAGACACCAGCTCAAGCGGGCTCCCCTAATACCCTTGAACGATTGATGAAGGGAACCATTTCGGGTGCCCATACCGGGGCTGTTGCTATTATGGGCGTAACGAACGTTACTACGGGGACAGCTCAGGGCGGTGATGATTATCAGATCACTCTCGCGGCGGGGGCTTCTGCTGTTGATGATTATTATAAAGATATGATAATCCGAACAACTGGCGGTACAGGAGCAAATCAGATTAGACGAATTATCTCCTATAATGGCACAACGAAGGTGGCAACCGTCTGGCCTTGGACTGGTGATAACCCGTCGACCGATACAACCTATGAGATCGCTCCCGGGATGTTCCTCGACAAAGTTCCTTATCAGGTCAATGAGGTCTCTCGTCAACCTTATGATATTGCAACCCCCGAAGATGGCGAATCCGATATCACTATTTACAGCAAGGGTTTTATCCATAACTGTTCACAGGATGACCCTGCGAAAGACTATACTAATGCCAAGGTCTCAGAGGTTGCTGGTGGTCTGGCTGATCAGTGCGCTTTTGCTCTCGAGACCTCTCACGATGGTTCTGGGACAAACGGCGCGGGTAATGACCGAGAGACAGCTCCCTCGTCTGGCGTCGGTTCGTTTAATTCTGATGAAAAGGATATGGCAAACTCGGGTGTTTTGGAACCCGACACAGCTCAAGGAATTTGGTGGGCTGTTACTCTTGCCGATGATGATAGCGCGACCAATTCATATTATGAGGTCAAAACCCGGGGCATGAGTGTATGATCAAGTCGTTTGATTATGATCAGGTTCAATTCAAGTCTCAAAAGCTATTATTCGAGTTTGAGAACGATTTAAAAGGCCATGTCCGGCAGATGGTATTGACAATCGCCAACCGTTTTTATCAACTCTACGGAATACCGTTTATCATAACATCGGTTATCAGAGATGGTAGTGGTGATCACTCGACTGGTCTCGCTGTTGATATCCGGGCAAAAACCCTCTCAGCTCAAGTTATATCAGAGATTGTAAATCGATTCAATGAGTTTTATCCTCGATCAAAGAAGATCAGACTCGGTAACGGTAAGGAGATAATAGCTCGTACTGCATATGCTCATGGTACTGGAAACAGCTTTCATATCCATGTAGCACATGAATAACAATAAAGCGCTCTGGTCTCAGGGCTCTTTACAGAAAGGATTATAAGAATGGAAACAATTTTTGATTCAATTATTTCAAATCTCGGTGGGGTCGCTGGCATCATCATCGCCATTGTCGGCTGGGTGGTAACAAAATATGTTCTACCTCTGATCAAGAGCCAGAAGGCCGAGGTCATGGCTCGTCATATAGCCCTAATCGCTGACGATGTGACCGATTCTCTGGTGATGAAATATCCGGAGAGTAAATGGGCTCAGATCGCTGACGAGGCTATCGATCAGATTATGGCAATCTGTGACATTAACAAACAAGTCGCCGAGCGTGCGGCTCAAGCCGCGATGGGCAGAAAAAGCCTGATGGTTGTTGAGGGTGGGACTCTGGCTGAGACCAAAACCGAACAGACATTAACCTCGCCTGACAGCTCGATCGATTAGAAACCTATTCAGATCCCACCCGAGGGCTCGATCGCTTGATATTAACGCTTATTAACGGCTTATTTGTGAGTTATAATAAAGGGTGGTATTGACAAAAAAGCCCGGTCAGTTATTATCTGACCGGGCTTTTTGATCATGTGGGGGGGCTTATTCTTTGCCCATTGTTTTTTTGATATATTCTTTAATCGGCCAATCTTTGTCTGTTCCATGCCAATAACCATGAGCCCAAAGTTCAATCACAGCTCTTTGAAACAGAGAAAGGTCTTTTATTTTTTTAATCAGACTCGCGGCTGGGACTTTCCAGTTTTTGTCCAACCCGTAGAGGGTTATGCTATCAGAAACGCTTGGCATTAAATGCTGTCCGGCGAGCCCGGGGGTTAAGGCCATACCGTTAAAGGCATCGAGGAATAAGCCAAGCTCTCCATGCTCAAATTTGTCTTTTAGGTCATTGATTGTTCTCATATATAGAGCCTCCCACGACCCTATTAGATACTCAGCGCCGGGGCTGAGTTTGTCGAAGTGAGAGAGTACCCATTTCTGGGTACCCTCTGATAAGACTGGATAAGTTCGTTTGGTTTTGGTCATTTTGATCTCCCTGTTAAATGATCTTTGCAATCCGATAAGTGCCCCAAAAATATTTGTTATCTTCTTCCTCATAGTCGCTGACCAGCTCATCGGCGTTTGGCTGATGAGTAACCCCACCAGACAAGACCTCAGGTAGATATTGAAAAAATAAGCTTTTGCCGTTTTTTTGTTTTAATACCAAGGTCGCGACCTTCAGGTTCATCTTTTTGCTGTTTATACTCCCCCCATTACTGACCTGAATACTCTTTGATTTTTTAGCGATATCCCAAAGCGCATCGAAACTCAGATGATGAAATATCAATCTGCCCTCAAACAGACAATCGATGCCTGTATCCTTGATGATCTCAACATATTGATAATCGACTTTTGCCTTATGATCATGCTTCTCATAAACCAGAACGGCGTGACCGTCTTGGTAAAGATAAACACAATTTAATTTTGCTCTGCTCATTTTGATCTCCTTTGTTTCGGGCGGGACGATTCCCGCCCGATCGATGTTCTCAAATTTACTCATCTGTCTTGATGCGATCGATTAACGTTCCAAGTTCCCGCGCACAATGAGTCCAATAGTCATAATCTTCATCAGAAACCATCGGGCTATTAGACTTATGATAACAGACCTGTTCAATCAGCTCTAAGGTCTTTACGATGCCATGCTCATCAATATAATCTTCCTCGATGGCATACTCAAGTTCTTGATCTGTCGGCTTTTGGTTTAACATTTTGATCTCTCCTTTATTAATGTTCCCAAACATCGGCATCAAAAGCCGATGTTTTACTTGCCCATTCATCCAGTGCGTCGCTGGCGTTGCTTGCGTCTTCATTGAGAATGCCCTTATGATTTGAGCCATCCCATTTCTTGGTATATCCGGCCAAAATCCGATTAACCAGCTCGGTAAATTCTCGGCTGTCTAACATATCGGCCAGATCGGAACCCTTGACGTATGATGAAATTTCATATCTTAAGGTTCGGCCATGATAAACATTTATTGGGACGGCGTTTCCGATTTCATCATCAAAACCCGCCCAAACTGTTTTAGCGTCGCAATCGATTTCGATCATTGCTGGCTGAGGTTGTGACTGGCTCGGGTACTTATTATAAACCGGAACCAGCGTATCTCTCATCTCTTTCAGATCGTTAATGATTTTAAAATGTCGGTGAATAATTGGCTCATAAGGGGCTGGCTTAAAAACCTTTAAATGATCTGTTGCGTGGTTGATCTCATATTCGTCGATCTTCTTATTTAGATCGTCCGAGCGATACACCAATACTGTAGCCGGGCAACCGTTTTTGATTGATAACCGATAAGCTTCCTTGTCAGCATCGTCTTTTTTCTCAAACCAGATTCCAGCGACCTGATAGTTTCTTTTTTCTTCTGTCATCTTTTGATCTCTCCTTTGTTAATGTTCTCAATCATCATGTAATCATTATAATATTATTATCGGCTTTTGTCAAGAAAAAAATCAGATATTTTTCCGAAAAATATCTGATTTATTATGGAGGTCTGGTTAAGTCGTTATATAATAACAGGTTAAATTATATTATGTCCTCTGGATGTACCTTGATTTTTATCTCAATTCCATGAGACAGGTGATGCCTGATTATCATTCTAACCAGCTCTGACATACTCAACCCGTTTTCCTTGGCGATTGCCATTAAACTCTCGCGCATCTCAACTGGGAGCAAGATATTGGTATTAACATAGTCGCCCGGGGCTGGTGATTTATCTGGTTTTGTTTTTGCCATTTATATCTCCTATTTTAGACTTGATCTGTTTCTGATTTCAGTTATCTTGAGATCGCTCAACTTAGGGCTTGATCTTGTCCTTTGTTGATGTTCTCAAACCTCGGCGGGCGACTGATCATCGCCCGTCGGTTTTTTAATATTCATTCCTTTCCCATCAGCCAAAATCCCAAAACCCTGAGTCCGAAGGTCAATATCATAGATAACACCAATACAAGAACCTCTGTCCAATAGCCGTTAAAGAGAGAAGCGACTATTCCAATAGGCACTACTCCAACTCCCATGATGAATAGGCCAATAATGACAGGCCATACTCCCCAAATAATTAGCGTGGTTAATAGTCCCAAAAACCATGCTGTCAATCCAAAGATATAGCTTGAGATAAAGAATCCGAGACCGCCCCAAACGCGAGTCCTCGGGATGAGGGCAAGCGGTAAAAAGATGACAACATTTACCCCAAAAAACAGAAAAGATATTAACATCAGCCAAGGGAGAATTTTTGCCGCAATAGCGGTTCCGGAAATAATAAGTAAAAATAAGGCAAATCCAGCTATTGATATAACCGTCGTAAGCGTGATCTTCCCCACACTTACAATTGTATCTTTGACGCTCATGTTCTCATCTCCTTAAAGTAGGTTTCAATTCGTTTATCTTGTTCAGCCTCACACTCAGGACATCGAGCTGGCAGGTCTTGAGCTTTGGCAAGATGCGAGACTGGCTCGTCAGAAACCAGTCTCCCACAAACCTCACAAGCCTTATAGAACTTGGGATTATTAATATCCCTGTTCCAATATATTCTGCTGGGTTTATATTTGGTCATTATATTCTCCATCCTCCTTTAACCTCAGGGACTTTTCTGAGTGCCCTACCGTCCTTATAGGCTTTGATTGGTTTGTAATTCCTGAGATCAATGTCGTTCGAGAAGACATAATTGTTCTTACCTCCCCAAGCGACAAGAAACCAATCGAGGAAAACATCATCCTCTTTTTTGTCAATTTGCTCTATAACCAGATAAGTAAATATATGATCTTTTGACTGCTCTCTTGCCTGTTTAAAGGCTCTTTGCTTAAGTTGGTTTATTAGGTTATCCATATCAGTTATTTATTCCTCTCTCGTCTCTGGCTCTAAGCTCTCGCCATTACAGCGATCAATAACATCCTTCAGGTCGGTACAGCATTTTATCGTTGTACCATCACAGACAAACATCATGCCCTCGGGAGCTAAAACATCATAGAGATCGCCGTACTCGACGGCGCATCGATGACCATCAACCTCAATCCAGCCATAGATTGAACAGCCTCTTTCTGCTCTATATTGTTCGGCCTCCTTATCGGTTGCCAATTCAATCGGTTGTTTTTTGATCGGCTTATCTGGCTTGATATGACCTTCCCGAACCAAATAGTTATAGAACTTGGATTTAACTGCCAGCTTCTCATAATGATCAACCATCTCATCGGCGAGTTTATCGAAAGCCTTTTTGATATTGGCTGGCAGTCCCTTCTCTCTCAGCTCTTTAATAGCCAGTGTATCGGTTATGTTCGCCCGGCGTTCATGGATTCGGTTGTCATGGCGACGATTATATTCTCCGAACTTCCGACGAGCCTGCATATCAGCAACGTGCTTGGTCTCGTGAATCACAACCTCAAAAAACGACCATAGAGTATTATATGCCATTGTTCGGCGACCATCTTTATCGGCATTAAAGAACCGTTTCATCGTGAAGGCTCGACTACCGTTCGGCATACTTACCCAATAGAAACCCCTGTTAGTATATTGAGAATTAAACTCTGATTTGCTTGCCCCGGGTATAAAGTAGTTCATATTGACCAGATCACAGGATAATGCCTTGCCACCAATCTTATAATCCGATGGCTTGACGATAACCACAATATTGGGTTTACATTCAGTTCGCCTACACGCCCATTGAGCTAAGACCTTAAAAGGCGCATCGCTAAGCTTTGTAAAGTTATATAGTTTGATTCCTTTTGTCATCTTGATCTCCTATATATAAGACTGGCTCTCTGATCGGGAGCCAGTCCATAAACCTCCAATTAGTTATTAGCGTTCTCCATCATAACCTCCCACTCGGCATTGGTGAGGTTGATAACCCGGTTGGCAAGTCTCTCGAGCTCAACCTGTCGATCGTAACTTGATGATTCCTTAGCGATCTCGGTCATCGCGTTGGTCAATCCCCAGCAGGTCATATCGCCGTGACTCATTAGTGACCTCAAAATGCTTTTGCTCTCATGCTCTCTGAACTGGGAGCCAATACGCTGGTCAGTCAGTTCGATCAGCTTGGCGGGATTGGCTTCGATCTTCCGATCGGCTGAGTCTCTCAGTTTGTCGATCTCAGCCTCAAAAATATCTCTGCTGAACGTTCCCTCAACAATATCGCGGACTTTCATCCAGAACGCCGAGTCGATCGCCTTCATGGTCTCGTCTTTTAAAAATTCGGTTATACCATCATCATTCCCGAACTTTGAGCCGAGATGATATTTCCTGATTGCGTGACTGGTAATCAACCCGTTTTGACAAACCAATCTCCAAATTAGAGGCTCAATCTTCAGCGAGCCACTTCCAACCTCGCTGTTGCTGATGATGATACCGGCCTGAACCATATCACCAACTCTGATGTCGGCGGTCAATCTCTCGGTCACTCCCTTGATATACATCCGACGCTCAGTTATGGCCGCCTGTTTGATCATCACCTTGTTATTGGTCAATGTCGGCGAGACCGCCGAGATCAGATCGAAATTGTCAAGCGGTCGATAACTGCTTGACAGGATGGCTCTGGCTCTGCCATCGACCGTTCGGACAAAAGTCTCTTTCGGCTCGTTCTTAAACCAGTGCTGAATATTTTCTCTCAGCAGTTCCGGTGCCTCAACCATCATGCGATCATAATACCTTTTTGGTATCTTGACCTTGCTTGCGATCTGGCTGTGACAGTGATTTGTGATCTGGAATCGGCTGTCACCAATCCTCATGTTGAGATTGTCGTCGATTTCAAAACCATCGTGATCGGTACTGACGTTAAAATCCCGGGCTGTACTGGCAATCCGATCAAGCTCTGAGATAAAGCCGGGTAGTTGGGCTTCGTTATAAACCTGATCATTAATTCCATCGTCGTACTCGGCGACGATCTCGGGGTTACGGGTTAATTCTGTTGACATCTCAAACCTCCTTAAACTTAGGTTGTGAGCCAGATTAATTTCCGGCTCGTTATTGATCTTGTCTGTTATGTTCTCAACTATCATGTCATTATTATAATAATTATATAAAATAATGTCAAGTGATATTTTAAATTATTTTATAATATTTTATTAATATATCGTCAAGTCCAGAGCAAGACTTTAGCGATATTTCGATTTTTCGCTAAGTTTTTTAGGTTGTTAAAATGTTGTCGGTTAATGAGTTGGGTGTCGGTTATCGATTTTTCACAATTTATTTACGATTCCCGAATTATATATATACGCTATTTCATTATAATAATAAAGAATGTTATAATACAGGGCATAACTCACAATAATTCAATGCCTTAACTCTCGCGCTCTAACGGCGTGTACGCCCCTTGGTGGCAGATTGAACTCGACCTCGGTTTTTGGCAAATATCTATAATCAATTATTATCATTCTGCTATATATAATTATTTTTTTGATAGCTGTCATGTAGTATTTTGTTCTAATGTCATCTGGCACATCTAACGAAAAATCCTGAAACCTGTCGATCAGCTCATCAACATCAAGAATCAGGCTGTCTGATCTAATATCCCTTTGCTGTAGCTCGTCGATCTCTGTTTTTATTTTGTCGATGTTTCGCTTACAGTCATTGAGATCAACTACCCCTGCTTGAATCGCGTCGACCAGATTATTTTTTTGTTTTATCAATTCCTGTAATCTTAACCGATCGCCTGTCAGATCGGTCTTATTATATTCTCTGATCTTCGCATCGAGTAATCTCTTTAGCTTCTTTTTGTCCCCAGTCTGGCTCCTGATGTTATTATCGATCGCCTGATTTATCAACCATTGAGGTCTGCTCGATGATCTCGGGCAAGCCCGCTTACCATTACGGAAAGCATTATAACACCTATAACCGAGATATCTATGGGGGTAACCATGACTCCCCCCAGCGCTCATGGCGATAATTCGGCTCCCACAATATCCGCAAATCATCATCGGAGCTAAAAGGGATTTTTGCCTCGGTCGATGTACTCTTGTTTTATAGGATTCAAGTCGATTTTGCAGGTCAAAAAATTCATCCTCTGATATTATTGGCTCATCGATCTGAACGCATTTTATGTACTGTCCATCAATATTTATAAGGCCCGCGTATAGCGGGCGTCTGAGCATCAAGCTCACCTGATAACCATATATGTCAATTCCCGCCCCCCTGAGCATCGAACCAACAGTAATATAATCATGGTCGAAGCCAGCGACAAAGACCCGGCGAACAATATCAGCATCCTTGCCTTGAATGATCTTATTTCTCTTTTTGCCCCCCGGGGTAAGAATATAATGATTGCGATCGTATTGATAACCGATCGGCAATCTGCCATGAATATAGCCCTGTTGCAACCTGATTTTCCTGCCCTCGCTACACAAATCCTTAATATATCTTCTCTGATGCTCTGATATAACCCCTTTGATCTGAGCAAACATCTGACCATCTCGGCTTGAGAGATCAAGCTCACCATATTTTGTTATTACCTTTATATTATGATCTTCTAATCGAGGGAATATCCTGCCAGTCAGGTCTTTTACCGATCGGGATAACCGATCTTGATCATAGACAAATAATGATGACCCGTCGACCTCACCTGTATCAACCTGAGCTAATAGAGCTATGAGCTGAGGTCTGGCCGTGATGTTCTCTGCTGACAGCCCGGGTTCTCTATAGAGATCGATAGCCGATTTATGGGCTCCGGCCTGTTTACATTGGGCGAGTGCCCATTTCTCTTGTTTTTCGAGAGATGTATTTTTGATCTGATCTGGTGTGCTGACTCTTATGTATATCAGATATCTCATTGACGGTATCTCCTACGAGGGTATCTATCAGCTTAAACAACGTGATATATAATACCCGATCGCGCAGACGCTTGTTTTCCGGTGACCCATCGCTCTCGATAAACTTCTCCGGTTCCCGATTGCGAAGCCGGAGTAATTCAACGAGTGCGCCCAATAATGTCAGTCCGTCACTTTGACAAAGAATCTGCAAAATAACAATCCTCAAAATAGATCGTACTGCCGATTAACCCATGACATTCACCTATTAGGGTAACCCGGGAACAGGGAGATAACTTAGCGAGCCGATCTCTGGCAGAACCATCGAATTCACATTTTATGCGCGGAGCCGTTTGAAGTATGATATAATACTCAGCACTGCTCAGCGCCTTGGTGACAACATCGGCCTTGCCTATCTTATATATTTCTCCGGTGATCTCAATGATCTTGTCTTTATAGTCAGCCTCAGCCCGCACAACATTGTTATCAAAATGCTCTGCTAATAGATTGGCATTAATAGAAAGCTCTGTCTTTGGTATTATTTTTGGCGGTTTTTCATCTGTTGCCAATATAGCGATCGCCATCAAGCCCATAAACATTAGCGCCAATACCATCGCTGAGATTTTTAATACATTTCCGATCAACCTCATTTATACTCACAATCGAACAGCGTTTATTATCAATTCTTATCGGTTTTATACCCAGAGTCAAAGACCTACCGTCATTATGGTGCACCTCGAGTATATACGGATCACTCTGTATCATTTTCGGTATTGTCTCTAACTGACTCTTTGTATCTATAAACTCAAAGCCATGTCGACCGACAAGACATTTATTTTTTATAATATCATTCGCCGGTGATGTGGCTGAGACTATCCAACCATTTCTACATAATAATAGTGCCTGATCTTCAAGACCAGCAAAATAAGTTTTGAGCTGTTTCATCATTTTGGCGTTTGGCTTTCCTTTTTTTAACCTACTAATTATTTCTAACCACCCTGTAATCAGATCAAAATCATCTATGGTCATTCCGTGATGCTACTCCTTTAAAGATGAGTGCTACTAATCCTAATTTACTTTAATCATTTTTAAACAACTCACTATAATCTCTAATTAGCTCATATATTTTCTTCTTCCTTTCTGGCTTCATGTCTGCCGTTAACTCGCGTATTTTCTTATCGAGTTCATTCTCGTTGTTTGTCGTCGAGTCTATGATTTCCCGAAATCTGCTCATAAATTTCGTTAATTCGGCTCTGTCGACTGCCTGAGATATTCCGGTGATATAATAATCCAGACTATCGGGAAGAACTCGAGCCAATACAACCCATGTCTCAATCGATGGCGATGTTCCACCAGATAATATTTTCCGGAGCCCTACCAAAGATATATCAAAGCCGTTCCCCCCGGCCTCTAACATCGCCTGTCGTAGCGCGACATCGGTATCGTAACCCCCTTTGAGCTTGCCCTGTCTAAGACGATCAGCAACCTCTTGTCGTAGTTTGCTGTTTTGTTTTGGCACGTCGTTTTACCTCCTAAGACATCATATATCGACAACTGTTTATTTCTGTCAAGGGAATTTTTATAAAATATAAAATAATACCATTATGGTATAGATTTTTATCTGTCGGGGTAACTTGTTGTTATATAATAATATTATAAAATAATTAGAATTTTTCCTTGACAAGGTTATAATATTTTATAATTTGACGATATAATTTAATAGCAGAGAATAATGACCTGATATGGAATTATGACAGAAAATAACAAAATATTAGTTGATTGTAATAAAATCCGATTACTTTGGGATATATGCGAATTGTCCACCAGACGGGTGGCCTCGGCCTGTGAGTGTAGCAATGTCTATGCGTGGCAGATATATAGAGGGAAGCGCAACGAGGTTACCAAAAAGTTTATCAGAATGTTCTCTGATTTTATTAAAACCGAAATCCAAAAGGTGCTGTCACCAGCAACCTTTTTATATCATTTAGATCAATCCTCCTTGTCGTCGAGCGCCAAGGACTCCATGAACGGCGCCCGGTCAGAATCCAGCCGGGCGCCTACTTGTATTTGTAAGGGCAGTTATAGTTATGAAGAATGTCAAAATAAATGATATATCCTGCCATGAAGATTGTGTGGCAGAGTTTTTGTTTTCTCTCGCATTACATGAACATCAAAAAAACCATACTCAGACAGACAGAAGGGAGGTGTCCACCGGACTAAGAAAACACAAACTTGAAACTGTTGATAGACATAAGCCAATATGTAGAAAGGCCAGCGTGTAGGAATCGGTTTCTCGCGCTGGCTTTCTCTATTGGCAAAAGGAGATCAGAATGTATGACCATCACGCAATTAATCAGATTAGACAGAGATCAGCAGACAGGCTCAAGCTCTATCACGAGATAAAGGCCGAGGGCTTAGAGCCCCGGACTTGTGCCAGATGTTTAAGATCAACCTGCTGGCCTGACCCCTACCGAGACAAAAACGCCATTAGCAATTTAGGGAACGAGATTTGTTCTCTATGCGCCCAAGAAGTAACGCAGGAGGTTCATGGATGAGATTAAATATTTTTAATTTGGTCATAATGACCAAACGTGAATACAGACGACACAGGGCTATGTTACAAAAAGAGGCTGTTGAGGAATTTGCTAATATAATTAAGGAAGCTCAACAACCAAAGCCCACCAGAGAGGTCAAACTGGTTAATATGCCTTTCGCTGATGATGTCAAACGTGATCAGGAGGTCAGACATAGTTTGGCCCATACCTACAACTCTGGCAAAGCCAATTAGGAGGTTTGAGAACATGACAAAAGACAGATCAATATTAGATAAGTTGCCCGATCGGGTGACTCATCGAGATTTACAAAAACCCGAAATCAAAGAGCAGGTTAATAGCCTGCTCTCATCGGGTCATTTTAATATCGCGGCACCTGCCAGATATATCAATCAGATACCCGAGGACATTGAACTCGTTTTTCTCTACACACAACTAAGCATCGAAAACAAAGATTATTATCCGTTGGAATCATATTATAAGGAAGGTAATAGCTGGAAAAAAACTCTACAAGGTTATTGCCTCACCTTTAATGGTCTTAATCAATTATCACAGCTCGCCGGGTTAGTGATGAGGATTAACGAGATACCGGGTTCTATTGCTCGCGATAAGGACAATCGATTGATTGAAATCGGCTATGAGGTAGAGGCCGCGGTTTTAGGTTATGATGGGACGGCTCGTAACTGTCCTGACCAGAAGTGGTTTGATTTTGCCGAGATGGAATATCAGGCCAATCAGATCAATAAAGAGGCCGATCGACTTAAGGCCTATAATCGCATAAATAAAATACGTGAGCACTCGAGAACCAGAGCTCTCTCAGGGGCAAAAGCTCGAGTTATAAGGCGAGTCCTGTGTATTCCTATTATCATGCAACCCAAAGACCTTGACAAGCTATGGGTTGTGATTAAAGCGATACCTCGAAATATAGTTAATCTCAATGATCAGATATTACTCTCTAAGGCCAGTAACGCTCAGCGTTTATTGACCGGAAACCCAATCGAGACAGCTCAACCCACCGAGGCCGAGATCATCGAACCACAACCGACACCAAAGCCAGAGCCTCAGCCTATTCCCGAGAAGCCGAAAGTTGATGATGATATTGATGACCAGCTTAGGGCTCTCATGGCCGATACTGGCTATCAACCTAAAACACCGATCGATAGGATGACCGGGCAACGCAAGCTGGAATTCAGGGATTTTTTAATTGACCTGAAAAAATCACAGACAGATCAGGGAGGTCAAGATGCAAAACAATCCGCTTAAAATAATAACCTTTTCTGATCTTCATGCTCGACGTGATAATCTGTTCAAGGTCGAGCGAGTGCTCGATAGTATAATAAATAACGCAAAATCATTACAGCCTGATATGATCTTGTTCGCTGGTGATCTTTCAGATGGAGAAGTAATTGTCAATGCCAGTTCACCATTATATATTCTAATTGATAAAATTGTCGAACTGAGCCAGATAAGCCCGGTCTACCTTTTACAGGGAACGCCCTCGCACGATCGACCGGGCTTTCTGGATATTTTTAAATTACTACCTCAATCCGGGAAGACAATTCATATTCTTGACCGGCTTGGTCATATTGTTAATGTCGAATTAGGTGACTACTTGGTTCAGATATTTGGCGTACCGGGATTAACGAAATCAAACCTGATACAGGAGGCGACTGCCCGGGGCTTAAGGCTCTCGACCGAGGAAACAAATCAGGTTTGCGCTGATCTCTTAAAAGAAACCCTATTACTCAATCAGATTGCCCATCACGAGGCTATTAGAGAAAATTCGAATGTTATAAATATTCTCTTGGGTCATTTTTCTGTTGGCGGTTGTAGGTTGTCAACTGGACAATCTCTTTTGGGCGGTGATATCTCAATACCGCTTTCTGATCTCCTAATGGCCGAGGCAGACCTATACTGTCTCGGCCATATTCATGAACCCCAATATTTGGCTAAAAACGTATATTATAATGGTTCATGCTTTCCATGTAATTGGGGTGAGGTTGGTCGGAAGAGTGCCTATTATATCGAGATGCTACCCGGGGAGATCAGGCTCATGAAAGAACTTGATCTGCCATATCCACCGATGCTCGACCTGCCTATAACTATCCACGATAATGGAAAGGTCGATGTCACCTATACAGAAGCAATAACAGGTTTTGTAGGAGAAGTTAGGGTTAAAGCCACCTGTCAACCTGAGATCAGCTCAGTTATCGACAAGACGTGGATAGAATCGTTTTTAAAGGATATCGATGTCAATCCCATTACTTTAAAGATCGAAAAGCTGGTTGAGACCCCCTATCGGGCTCGCTGTGAAACAATATCAAAACTCAAGACCAATACCGACAAGCTAAGGGCTTGGGGTCAAGTATATGAAAGAGATATCCCCTATACGGTTATAAAACGGCTTGAAGAATTTGAGGAAACAGGAGGCGGTCATGCGTCTTAAATCATTGAGACTCAGGGGAGCAATCGGATTAAAGAAGGTCGGCGACGAGATTGAAATCGATTTCAATAAATTTTCGCCGGGTCTAATTTGTCTGATTGGCGAGAACGGAGCTGGTAAAACAACACTGGTTGAGAACCTACATCCGTTTCCGCGCCTGATATCTCGATCGGGTGCCCTGTATAATCATTTTTATTCTGCTGATTCTTATCGTGATCTGACCGTTGAGATCGATGGAGCTGAATGGCGGTTCTATCTGGTCATCGATGCCGAGAGACAAAAGACGGAATCCTATGTTTATAAAAACGGTCTGGCAATGAATGATGGAAAGCGACCGTCTTATGAGCGTATTGTCGAGGAATTGTTTGGCGACCCTGAGCTATATTTTAAATCAGTTTTTACAGCTCAGGGCGAAACCGGATTGCTGGGCATCCCGGCCAGTAAGCGCAAAGAGCTGTTTTCTAACCTGCTTGATCTTAATCAATATCAACCAATCCACGAATGGGCGAAAACAGAGCTCACTGGTGCCAGATATTATCTTGATGTGATTAATAAAAAAATCGGCGAGTACAGAGAGAAACTAAAAAACCGAGAGACCATCATCAATGACCTTGATGATATTAATAATCAAATTGAGTTCTATAACAACCAGATCGCTGATCTTAAGCAAGATCTGCATAACCATGAGGCAATGCGTGATGAGGTTAATGGGAGAGTTGTTCAACAAAAACAACTCTTGCAAAGACGGTCTGAACATGAGGTTAATATCCAGAGTCTTGAGATTGATAGCGAAAGACAGATAAGCGAGCTCAGAGATCACAATGCCAGCCTTGATCAGAAACGCATTCAACTCCAATCAAAAGCAAAGCTCTATGAGACTCGCTTAAAGATCAGGGTAACCGACGAGATGATCGAAAAAGAAAACGAGTATAGGCGTTTGACCAGTGAAATGACTGATCTAAAAAATCAACTCTCTGAACTGGGGATAAAGTTTACAACCGAGATCGATAACCTAAAAGATCGAATCACTGTTAGAAAAAAGCGTTACGCCCGGGCTGAAGCTGATTTAAAAAACAAACAAGCACTGACACAGGCTCTCACTGAGGTTCCATGTTTCGATCATAAAGAGTTTGTCTCTGTTTGCCCATATTTAGAAATGGCTCGAAAGGCTGAGCTTGCGTTGCCGGACATTAAAGACGGGCTGAATATGATTTGTGGCTCCCTTAAGGGATTAGAGGACGAGCTTGGTGTTCATCAAGAGGTTTATCGATCTGAAAGAGACGAAATTAAAAACAAAATAGACCATAATTTTGATGCGCTCGAGCTCCTTGGTTATAAGGCTCCTACTCATGGTGTTAGCTGGCATGACCTTAAAGCTCAATATGACCAAGCTGATGTGTTATTAACAGAAACCCAAAGCTCTATAAATGACTTAACCGAACAGGTTAATAATAATCTTCAAAAAATGTCAGATGTCCAGCGTGATACAATGAGCAAGGTCAATAAATCGAAAGTCGAGATACAAAATCTTAACAGTTTAATAGATACCAATCTATTAAAAAATGTTACTGATTTAGATGCTCAAATCGATGCAATCAAAACAGACATCGATAACGCTCAGACAAAACTCCAAACATGGGAACGGTCAAAGGGCTCAACCGAAAATGAACTCAAACAGCTTAACGAACTCAAACAACAACTCAAACAAGATCAAAAAGACCAGATCGAGTTATTGGAAAAGGTCAGAGATTATGATCTTCTTAAGACAGCGTTTGGTCAAAAAGAGGGTATTCCGGCCTTAGAGCTGGAAAACGCTTTGCCGTCAATAGCTGAGATCGCTAATGATATCCTATCAGGATTTGATAAGAGCCTGAGAATCCGGTTTGATCTAACAAAACCAACTGCCGATGGCAAGAAACAGCTTGAGACCCTCGAGATAATGATCATTAACAGCGATGACAACGAACTGAGATTAGAAAACCTCTCTGGTGGTGAAAAGGTCTGGATAATAACCTCGATTCAAAAAGCGATCGCGGTATATCTCAGAGACTACTCTGGTCATATAACTGAGACCGTGATAGCCGATGAATGTGATGGACAACTCGACCCGCAAAGAGCGATGGCCTACTACGAAGCAACCAAACAGGCTCACGAACTGACTGGCGCATATCATACGATCTTTATAACCCATCGACACGAAATCGCCATGGCCTGTGATCAGCGTATTGAGCTCGTTTGTGATGGTTGCGGGGTTAAGGAGGTTTATTAGATGACAGCAAAAGAAATAAATAAACGTATATGTCCCGGTTATGGAAAATATGAAGGAAAATGTGGCAGACCCGCAGGAACACCTTGGACACCGTTTTGGTGTCCGAGGTGTGATGAACTTCGCAGAAAGAGAATCAGAAAACAACTGGAAAATATTAGTGATGAGTTAAAGGCGGAGGGGGAGAACGATGACTAAACTAAAACCCAAGGTGAAAAAATGGAACCATGAGGACTTAGTTCAAGACCTTGCTGAATGTAAGGGGACATTTTTTTACAATGTCCCCCTCGGTAGTGTCTTGTTTGGTATCTATGCGGGAAAAGGTCAAGGTACTCCAATCGCCGATGTGCTGGTCGTTAAACCATCGTATACTCAATTCTGTGTATCCATATTCGAGATCAAGGTCACTCGAGCCGATTTCATGTCTGATATCAGATCAGAGAAATGGCGCAAATATCTACCTCATTGTCATCGGTTTTATTTCGCTACCCCTCAGGGATTGGTTCACAAAAAAGAGATACCCGACGAGGCCGGGTTGATAATCAGGAGTGACAAGGGATGGACGACTACCAAAATGGCATGGCCTCAAACAGAAATCGAAATCCCCTATGAGACAATGATGGCATTGGTGTTTATGAAGAACCGATCTCTACGCCGAGAGAGAGCTGTTGAGGATGTCGGCTATTGGAAACGATATCAACGCAGTGTTAGAAACACTACTAAGAGGTTTGGTAAAAAACTCGGTTACGCCTATGGCAAGCAAAAAGCGTATGAGGAACAATGCGATTGGGTTAAGATGCTGGTCAGGGAGTTAGAGGAAAAGAAAAACCTATTAGACGAGCAACTTAAGCGAAAGGAGGCCAGCATTGTTTGATCGAATCGATAAAGGTCTCTATTGGGACAGGGCTTGGTATCTCGTTCATGGCTGTACGCCTGTATCAGATGGTTGTGATAATTGCTGGGCGGCTAAAGCATCCTGCATGAGGGCAAAACAATCAAACCCGAAAATCAGTCAGGTCAATAGTGGCCTGACTGATGATGGGGGGAAGTTTAACGGCAACATCAGGTTCATGGATAGAAATTTAGGTCTCCCGATTAAGACAAAGAAACCAACTGTTTGGGCGATCTGGAATGATCTATTTCACGAAGATGTCGATTATAAGTTTATCTCTAAGGCGATCTGTGTAATGGCATCGACAAGCGGTTACCCTTATAATCGTAATCATATTTATTTATTATTAACAAAGCGACCTCATATCCTATTAGATTATTTTCGTTGGTGTAGAGAAAACCCCGAGCAGTTTATTCCCCCTGACATCCCCGGCTTATCATCTAATAATCATATTCGTATAAATATGCCTATGTCTAATATATGGCTCGGGACATCAATCGAGGACAACGAGTCAGCGTCTTATCGACTGCCAGCTTTATATGAGGCTAAACAAAACGGTTATGCTGGTAAGATATTCGTATCGGTTGAACCAATACTGGAACAGGTCGATCTCACTGGCTGGTATGAGCATCTTGATTGGGTTATTGTCGGTTGTGAGACCGGGGCTAATCGTCGGGCTTGTAATTATCAATGGGTACAAAACATAGTTGATGGTTGTGTTGCCAATAAAGTGCCATGTTTTGTCAAACAGTTACCGGTAACAACTGATATGAAGCACTGGAAGATATCAAAGAAAATCGATGAGTTTCCGCTATTTTTACAACGTCGAGAGATACCGGAGATCGGGGGCTCACGATGAGCAAGAAATCAATTATCCGCGAATCCCTTGATCTGGCTGAAAGCATAATCTTATGCTTAATAGGAATAGTCTTATTTCTGGCAATGATTGTCAGTATGCCAATCACGATGGTAAATCGATGGCTGAAAGAGCTAAAAGAGGATATTAGAAATGACCATTAGAGAGAGGCTTGTGAAGGCCTTAAAAACTCTCAAGAGATTAGAGCGAACCCCTTATAGTCATATTTGCGGAAGTGCCCATATCATCCAAGGTGTTCGTAAATTAGCGCGTGAAGCATTAAAACAAACCGGCAGGAAGGTGATTATGGATATAGAATTAGACCCTTTACCCTATGTTGTTATTCAGCTTGGGGACAATGCAGACGAACAACATTACTGCAATACAGTTGACGAAGCCATTGAGAAGATTGAGGAAATACGCGCCGGTCGCCCCCTCGATTGGGTTTATCTTTATAAAAACGTCCCTATAAAAGTAACAACCTCGGTTAAGGTAGAGGTTGTTGATGACAACATATCCTCAAGAGGTTGAGAGCTTTAGGTATGATAGAGAGAGGAATGACGATGAAAGACAATAAAAGAAAATTGGTTGTCGGTATAATGTTAGACCCTGTGGCGTCGGACATGGAAACGGTAGAAGATGAATTTACACATTGGGAAAGAGACATTATAGACTATTTCGACGATAGAGAATTCTTGTTTTTGTCATTGGCTCCCCATGAGCTAATGGGACATCAAATGGATGTTTTGTTATTTGATTATGGTGGAATAATGCCCGGGGCACAGGGAATGAAAGATGATTTCGCGAGATCGGTATGGGAATATAGGGAAAATAATCCTTCTGTGAAAGTGGTGGCTTTAACGAATATGACCTATGAGGACTGTAAAGATTATTATGAGCAGGAAGATTTAGATATAGGGATTGTATATAATGCTGGTGATTGGAAAAAACACCAGTCGTCTTTGGGTTGCTTAGAGAAAGTATTTAAAGAAATAGACATGGAGGATGATTGTAGATGAATACAAACAGCAAAATAGATGAGGTTTATATCTTCGGTTTACTATCGGTCTGCCTGTTCGCGGTGGTGATGATAACCGAGATAGGAATCTGGAAGGAGGTTAAAGGATGGATTGTTTCGATCCTGTCGATGTAATTGAATATCTTGAATGGGCGAGAGATAAATATATCAACCGCCTTGACAAACAGAAAGAGAACATTAATCTCATCGAACCCCAAATCATTCGATTATCAAACGAGATCGCTATAGCCAGACATAACATTAATCAGACTATAGCCATTATCAACCACCTTGATAATCTGGAATGGGAGAAGCGAAAAAACAAAAACATTGCAACGAAAGAGATACCGGCTTAAGGAAGGGTTTGAGAACATGAACACAAAAGCAGGACTAAAACAATTTGAGGCCTTTCTGGTTGATAAAAAACCAGTGAGATTTAAAGAACATGCCCTACCTGTTATTGAGCAGATTGTTAGAGAATCAAATAACCCTAAGGCTATGACCAAGGCATTGATTCACAGGTGGCGTGAATATAAGGCTGAGCAACGACGGATATATCGAGGGCGATATTATTCTCAGCATAGAAATAAATGGACTCGTTCGGGTGGTTATAATGATCAGGCTAAAAACCGGGTTAACAGAGACCGTAGCAAAACCCGTCTGTCGATCATAAAGCGCATGACCCTACCGAAGCGAGCCTATACCGCTCACGACCTACAAGACTTGCCACCAGACAAGCTTGGGCGGGTTATAAATCAGATTACCAGAGGAACATCAACATTTTCACTTCAAGTCAGGGGATAAGATATGTCAGGAGTAAACAAAAAGATCATCTTAGGACGTTTGGGCAAAGACCCTAAAACCGGAACAACAAAGTCGGGTAAGCCCTATGCGCTGTTCTCAATAGCAACATCTCAGAAATGGACAGACAAACAAACCGGAGAGGTTCAGGAAAAAACCACTTGGCATAACTGTCAGGCATGGAACCGACTGGCTGAGCTGGTTAGTAAGTATCTAAACAAGGGCTCACAGGTTTATCTCGAGGGTTATACCGAGAATCAGGAGAACGAAAGCGACGGTACAAAGTATTATCGTGATATAATGATAATACAAACCATGCAATTTGTGGGCAGTAAATCAGACAACCAGTCGAACGGGAAATCAAGCGAACCTGATGAGCCACCATTCGCTGGCGATTCAGATGATGATGACCTTCCGTTCTAACACGGCAGACCATAAAACGATAAGGAGATCAAATTATGGGATTGTCACCAACTACAGCAGGATATTTTACATTAAAACTCAGCCGGGCTCAGGTCTGTTCTGATATTGGCATGCAGTTTATCAATGAGCTTAAAGAAATAGTACCTTGGGGGCGATTTACAGACGATTATGGAAGAACCCACACGATCAGAGACTATGACCCCGAAACCCACCTATGGACAATAAGCTCGCTCTATCGAGATGAGGTTGAACGGCTATGGAAGAAATACTTTGTCTCTGACTGCTATGATCTGTTTGGGGATGAAAGGGGAGCTCAGGATGGGTAGGCAAAAAAAGCGTGGGATATATAGATCGGTTTATACCGTGATCTTTGACAGCCCTGAATTTTTAAATCTCTCGAGGGATGCCAAACAGCTATTAATCACCTTAAGATTAAGTAGGTTGACAAACATGGCACATATATTTTTATGTGACACCGGGGCAATATATACCCTATCTGATCAAACCGGGATGACAACCGAGGCCATAGGAAAGGCTATCGATGAGCTATGCGATACCCATTGGATAGCCTATCGAGACCGTATCTTATGGGTACGGAATGGCTTAAAATACGAACCATGTTATTCCGAAAACAACCCAAAACACCGATCTCATGTTCAAGACCTGATCGATGCCCTGCCGAAATCCAAGGTCATAGTTGATTTTTGTGAATACTATGGCTATAAGATACCATTCGATTGGTCTGAGGATGACAATCGAAAGGGTATCGATAGGGTATCGGATACCCTATCGAATGGCAATCGAGAGCCTATCGATAGCCAATCGATAGCCAATCGAAACAAAGAACAGGAACAGGAACAAGATAAAGAACAAGATAAAGAGATTACGCCGAACAAGTCGGCGCCCGCTCTCAAATCAAAGACGGCTGATAAATCTGTTAAGACCATTCCTGACACTGAACATCATAACATCATAGCCTTATTCTGTGATAAGTATAAAGATCGGTTTGATGTTAAATACTCGTTTACTGGCTCAAGAGAAGCCCCGATTGTCAAAAAGCTTTTAGCTGATTATGGTTATAATGATCTAAGTCGGATGATAGAAATGTATTTTGAGATCACAGACGACCAATGGCTTTTAGATAAGGGCTTTACCGTCGGGAATTTTAAAACCAAAGCCATCGCATTGGCACAAAAGTTGAAAGGAGATCGACTTGATGGAGATAAAAACAGAAGATTTAGTAAAGATCGTCGAGATAGCGGTAGAGTCACACTCTGACGATGTATATTATAATCACCCTAAACTTGGCGAGATGTATTTCGATTCTTGTTTGTTCCCGGTCGGCAGTGTGGGGCAATATTGCTTTTATCTAAAACAACTAAGCGAAAATGATCGCAAGAGTTTTATAAGACATGGATTCCTGCCAGAGCATGTTATGTACCCGGTTTTAAAGCAAATTGGTATTGGGAGAAAATATTACCCCTGTGATCTCAGCTTGTTTGATAAGAATGTGTTTAAAGAGATTTGTGGTTGCGTTAGAGAGTTATTAAATGATGGTTGCCGAGGTCTCTTGATAATGGGGGATCCCGGGACAGGCAAAACGACAATCATGAGATATATCATAGAGCGCTTGGTGGTCGGAAGTGAATGTCGGATTCAACCCGGCCAGCTCTTGTTTCTGTCAATCGATCGACTATATGAGGCGATCTTTGACCGTAATGATAAGATCATCTCAAGGATCAGATCAGTCAAATATTTATTTATCGATGATCTTGGTCAGGCCTATGAATCGGAATTTGCTTGTTCAAAATTTGAATCAATAATGAGTGATCGATACAACGATCTACTACCAACATTTTTTACGACCAATAAAACGGTTAGTGAGCTGAAAGACAACCGGGCTATGCGTCGGCTTTATGATCGGCTGAGAGATCGTGACTGGATATATGCAACCCTGCAGGTTTGCGGTGAATCAATGAGAGGGGAAAAACAGATAACAAATAAACCGGAAAGGAGCTCTATGACAGTTTAGGATTGTTCATTCAAAAAAGTGGAAATCTGATGTACTAATTACAAGAGTAAGTTGAATCAAGTTATACCTACAGTATCCGGCGGCATAGTTCGCCCTATGTCGCCGGGGATTAAGAAAGGAAGCTGATTATGATAACAAATAACAGGAAGTTTGATACCGGGGCGATGGCGAAAGCCTTGGAGTATTTTCGGCAAAAGAGAGAGTTAAGCCAGAGGGATATGGCGTTGTTATGTGATGTCTCGGGCACGTCGATTCATCGGCTTGAGACCAATCAGGTCAATAGGATTCACTTTAACACCTTAAAGCGAATCTATAAAGGCCTTGACTTTTTAAACAACAATGCCGGGCTCACCAATCACGAACTATTTAAGCAAGCTCTTGCGATGCCTGAGCTGAGACCCACCAGCACGCTCACAACCAAAGACGTTGACTATATCCGCGAGGTTGTCAGACAAGACAGACGCTCCCGGAGGATGGGACGAGCTCAATATGCAAATTGTTTTAAAATCAACACGAGATTGATCTGGCGTTTAGAATCAGAAGGGTTTACCCGGATGGCCGAAAACGTCTTTGAGAAAGCCAAGACCTTACATGAAGCTATATATCAAGCTCATACCGTAAAGGTTATGCCCCCCGCTCCCATCGACAAGAGAACATCAGATATGGGGCTTGACGTTCAATGGTCTAAAGACCCTCAGGATGACCCGATTGTGATTGTTAAGCTCAAACTATCAGAGATTAAGACCTTGAGCTCAATCCTCGAAAAGGTTAAGATGGCCGTTAAGAACATAAGACCCCTTTCACTACCATTAGACACAACCGTTGCTGAAGCATGGCGAGGACAAACATAAGAAAGGATTTTGAACATGGCTATATATAAAAAAACATATTCTGACCCCCCGGGTGATGACACCTATGTTGTGATAGGCAGAGCTGAACCAATCCCGGCTGATAAACTCGACCCGGGCAACAAGTACGATGACGGTAAAGTTAGATATGATCTTATTCCGCCTTATGTTTTAAATCAGATCGCTCAGGTTTTTACCTATGGGGCGAATAAATATGATCCCCATAATTGGGAGAAGGGGATTAGATGGTCGCGGCTTATAGGGGCTATCTATCGACATATCGAAGCATTCAGGAACGGCGAGGAAATTGACCCGGAGTCTGGCCTACCTCACCTGTCTCACGCTCTTACCGAGTTGGTCATGCTCGCCCAGATGGTCAAGATATTCCCCCAAGGTGATGATCTTGAGATTAAACCAATTACGGATGTTAAATTTCGGATGGATTTCGACAATGAGCCCGACCTCGCATACTGATAAGCTTCCGGTCATGTTAAAATTCCCGGCTATTCCCAAGTCGGGTAACGCCTATAAGATCGGTTCCCGGGGACAAGCTAAAGCTCTAACCGAATATCATAAACAATGGCAACTGCTCTGTCAGGTCGCTCATAACAAGGCCGGGCGCCCGTTAATTCGAGTGCCCGTGATCTGTACGCCTGTCTGTGTTCGATGGCATAAACGTTACTGGTATGATGATCAAGACCTCTGGTGGGGGTTAAAACCCATCATCGATAATTTGACAATGCCGAAGAAGAAAAACCGCAGGGGTCAGATGACTTTCGGGCTCGGGATGTTGGAAGACGATAAACATAATCAGTTTAAGACCGGGGTGCCAGTTTGGATAAAACCATCACAAAAAGAAAACGATCGGATGATACTGTTCTTTGATCGAATATCAATCCAAGACCATCAAGGCCTATGGCCGGAGGAATATTTTAATAAGGTTTGGAACAACAACAAAGGACAAGAGAGATGATAAGGAGGTTCAAAATGACCAAACATCTATCAAGTAAATGCCCTGTTTTTGTTTATAAGGGATATCGGGGTAAGAAGCGGTTACCCCGAAAGAGCCCATCGTATATGTTTCTAAACGAGACCGACAAAGAGGGTTATTTCCTATTGTTAGCTCGCGCTTGGGATGAAGACGAGGAAATGGCATTCTTTTATAGCGAAGAAATTACGCCAGAGGATTTGGCTAAAGACTTTAAAGTCTTTAAGGAAATGACAATTAATGAATTTATAAAGGCCGAATAATGAGAGGACGAAGGGCAAACAAAGAGATAGAAGAGCGCAATCAGAGACTGAGAGAAGAATTTGAATCCCGTATGGGAGCCGAGGTTAATACTCATGCGCTGGCTCGTAAGCTGATACGTAAACACCAGCTTAACATCAGCGTTCGACACCTGTTGAGGATATGCGGTTATTAAACATAGACAATTAATTCATGTCAGAGTTCTGACATTATATCAATTAATAATTGCGCAAAGTCTCTGACCTTTTTACGCTGGTCATATATAAATGGAGCCATAGGCTCTGACATTGTGTTCTCCTTTGCTAATAGATGGAGAGAGTCGCTATGACCAGCGTTGTTTACAGTGATGCTTGCTTATCCGACCAAAGCGATGGGTTTACCCCCCTGCCCATCGGTGATAATAGTTCCTTTTTACGTCGTTTATTTTCTGTCATACTAACCCCTTTATTTACCCGCTTTTTTCATCATGGCGACTCTCAATTTGATGTCACTGATGCTTTTCTTCATATAAATCTCTCTTTCCTTTTGTGTAGGGTTAATTATCGCTGGCTGATCCTCTCGGGTTGGTCAGCGATTTCTTCTCGAGGTTGTTTATGACAACTAAGAAAAAACTATTGACCAGAACAAAGAGCAAGGCAAAGCCCGATAATCCTCTTGATGTTAAGATCATCGAGTCGGTTGATATTGACATCAATAGCCTGAAACCTCATCCCCTACAGGCTGATTGTCGGACAATAAGTGAGGCTGAATTCAATGCCCTTGTTGAGCATATTAAACTCCGAGGTTATGGCGACCGAATAAAGGTCAATGTCAAGACAAACCGGATTATTGACGGACATTCACGTTGGAAAGCCCTTAAGAAATTAGGATTTAAGACCATCCCGGTTGAGGCCTATGACCTTCATGGACTTGAAGAGGATGCGGCCTTTATATCCTTCAATGGCAATATGTTTCGAGGTCATTTCAAACCAAAGATCGGAGAGATTTTAAACGAGATAGAGGCCGGGCTCCCTGACCTATACGCCGATCTGTGCTTTGAGACCGTCAAGCTCGATATCGTAGTTGATGAATGGCAAGCTGATATCGATAAGATGGAAAATCTTGAACCCAAAGACAGCCTTGATGATGGTCTGGTGACCGTTAAATATATGATGCCCCCTGAGGTGAAGGATGACTTTCTGGCCTCGGTTGGTAAAATCCTCAACAATAAGCTGTTTCGGGAGGTCAAGGTCGCATGATAGCGAATGTATTGGTCTCTTATGCTTATTGGAATGATCAGGTTCTGGAACTTAAAAAGATACCTGAGGACAATCTTAGGCTTGTTATTGATAGCGGGGCTTTTACAGCTCATACATCGGGCAAGCCCATAAAACTCGACGACTATTGTCATTTTATAAAGAATATACCGATCAAACCATGGCGATATTTTAATCTCGATGTAATCGGTGACCCCAAGGCGACTTATGAAAATTATAAGATCATGCTCGATCGGGGTTTTAAGCCGATTCCTATTTTTACTCCCGGCGAAGATTGGTCGATGTTTGATAAATTTTATAAAACCTCAGATGTTGTCGGTATTGGGGGACTGGTTGGTTCGGGGAAAAAGAAAATTAATTACATTAAGCGAGCCATGCAGGTTGTCGGTGATCGCCGAGTTCACCTGCTTGGTGTTTCTCATGGTGATATTATTGCTTATTTTAAGCCCTATATGTGTGATTCATCCGATAACAGCACAGCTCGCAGGTATGGTGTCCTCATGCTTTATCATGGTAATAATGTTTGGAGTAAAATTAAAAGAAAAAGTATGAGCGATTTACCTTCGCCCCAAATTCAAAGAGCTATAAGGTCGTATGGCTATGACCCCGTAATGCTGGGCAGGGAACATAATTGGCGGGGCACATGGTCTTATGCTAATTTACTCACAAGGCAGTGTTATTTAAGGTATAGTGTTGAAGTGGAAATTATATTTAATACTCGATATTTCATGGCAATACAAGGGAGTGAAATCCCTGAGATTGTAGAGGTGTTCAATAGAGAGGTGAAACTTGCCGCGTAAATCTGAAAAGGTTGATAAGCTTATGCTCCCGGATAAGATATTTCTCGAAGAGGGGGCAATCGTTTTACTGAGTGGCGGTCTGGACTCCACGACTGTTTTGGCTTATGCTCAAAAGCTTCATGGTGCGATATTGGCTATAAGTTTCGATTACGGCCAGAGACATAAAATCGAATTACAAAGAGCCAGTAAAATAGCATCTAAATATGGCGTTGCTTATACTGTTGTTAATCTCCCGTTTTTTAAAAAGATCGGGCACTCTGCCTTAACTGATCTCAAAATTGATGTCCCCGAAAATAGATCAGAGATCGGTGATGATCTTCCGGCAACTTATGTTCCAGCTCGAAATATTGTGTTTCTCTCAACCGCTTTAGCTTATGCTACAGCTTTACACGCCAAACGGATTTACATCGGTGCTAATGCTCTTGATTATTCCGGTTACCCTGATTGCAGACCAAATTTTATAAAACAGTTTGAAACAATGGCGAGACTTGGAACCGACAGCGATATCGTAATTGATGCCCCCCTGATTGATCTCACTAAAGCGGAAATTATAGAGCTCGGCACCCGGCTGGGAGTTGATTATTCAATGACTTCAAGCTGTTATAATCCTCAGGGTGATCTGGCTTGTGGGGTTTGTGATAGCTGTTTGCTGAGGAAAAAAGGATTTGCTGAGGCTGGAATTCCAGACCCGACAAAATACATGGAGGCGACTTGTTAGTAACTAAAGAGTTTCAGTTTTGTGCGGCTCATCGATTGCTTGATTACGCGGGCGCTTGCGCTAACCTACATGGTCATAATTATAAGGTTCATGTGACCCTTATGGGAGAACCCGGGGCTAATGGTATGGTTGTTGATTTTAAAGAGATTAAAAGGGTTGTTGGTCGTCTTATAGATACCCTTGATCATAATATCCTGATCAACAACAGAGATCAGGCGTTGATCGATTTTGTCAATAAGGAATATGAGGCAGGGCGACTTAACAAAACCCCGATGGTTTTAAACTCAGACCCAACTGCCGAATATATTGCTGAGCTGATCAAAGAATACGCGACTGTTAATCTGCCCGATCACGAGGTTTATGGTGTCAAAGTTTGGGAGACAGATACCTGTTATGCAGAAGCGGTATAAAATAAACGAAATATTTAGATCGATTCAGGGAGAGGGATATCTGGCTGGAACTCCCTGTCTGTTTATCCGCTTTGCTGGTTGTAATATGGCCTGTCCGTTTTGTGATACCGATCACTCGGTCAAGATGGAATTGACGGCCAATGAGATTTATGGTCGCCTTGTTGAACTCAATCCCAAGGCCAATATCTATTGGGTTGTTCTGACTGGTGGCGAACCTCTTTTACAGGTCGATACCGGGCTCTTAGAACTGCTTGGCGAATCTTATGAGATAGCCCTTGAGACAAACGGGACAGTAAAATTAGATGGCGAGCTGATGTTTGAGCATATTGCTTGTTCCCCAAAAGCTCAGCCAAAGGATTTACAGCTCTCGTATTGCCATGAGCTTAAGGTGCTATACCCGCCGATTGAGGACAAAAACGGAAATCCCATTATCCCCGAGAGCTTTGATGATACGACTATTAGTGTTGATGGGGATTGTTTTTTGCAACCAGTTCAACCAATCAATCAAGGTCAGGTTGATCATAAAGCTTGGCAGGATAATATCCAGTCGACGGTCGAGAAAGTTCAGGAGCTCCCGGGCTGGCGATTGAGTTTGCAAATTCACAAAATGATAGGACTGAGATAAATGCGAAAAAGATTTGTAACATGGGACGAGATCGACGAGATCATAAAAAAAGGTTTTTTAGATGTCTTTAATAGCGCATACGAAGCGAGTAAAAAGGGAAATCCCATCAGGCGTATTCCATCTATTTATGCTATCCCTCGCGGTGGTCTTTATGTGTTGAACCGGATAAGGGAAATATATCCGAAATTAGATTACCGGGTTATTGACTCCCCTGAATATGCAGACTTGGTTGTTGATGATTTGATTGATTCCGGCAAAACGCTCGATGAGATTCTTCGTGTCAATCGTTCATTTACCCCCTTTGTCTTATTCGATAAACGACAAGACAACGAAAAAACCTACTACGTTTTTCCGTGGGAAGATGTTGACAAGGATGCTCAAGACCTTGTGACCCGAAGAATTGAAATGATTGGCGAAAATCCTCTCAGGGAAGGTCTTGTAAAGACCCCTGAGCGTGTTGTTAGGGCTGATAATGAGTTGTTCGCTGGTTATGAGGTAGATACCAAGGGAATGATCGACAAAGCCGTTTTCTCAGACGGCGGTGATCAGATGATTTGTCTTAACAACATCGAAATATACTCAACCTGTGAACATCATATTTTACCCTTTACAGGTGTTGCTCATGTTGGATATATACCCCGTGATGGTAAGGTCGTAGGCGTTTCCAAAATTGCCAGGGTGATCGATGCCTTTGCCCGACGGTTACAGATTCAAGAGCGAATAACAGAACAGACCGCTAAGGCCTTATTTGACAACGAAAAACTTAACCCCCAAGGTGTTGGTGTTATTATCGAGGCCTTCCATCTCTGCATGAGAGCCAGAGGCGTCGGTAAACAAAGATCGGTTATGACCACTTCGGCGATGCTCGGCTGTTTTCGAGACAACATCGAGGTCAGAGAGGAATTCATGAGCCTGATCAAACTGACAAAGGCAGGTGTATAGGGTGTGGCAAGAAAACTATCTGACAAAAAACGTGAGGAGCTTTTTCAGGCTTGGTGTGAACGTCAAAGTGTTACGTTTGTGCGAAAAAAGTGTCGGGTTCATAACACAACTGTCAAACGCTATAAGAAAATCGATCAATGGGATAAACGACTTGAAGAGGTCAATCGGGAGACGCAAAGAAACCTCCATCAAACAATGGGGCAAAGGCGGGCTCAGGATATCGAGCTCGCGAGAAATATGCGACTTGGGATTTATAACGAAGTCGCTCAACGAATTAGAAATAGGCGCTTAGAAGATGTTAAATTCTCAGAACTGGTTACGGCTTATGTCCAACTTCACAAAGACGAGCTCTTGCTCGAGGGCGAGGCGACTGAGCGTACTGATACTGCTGGCAGTGATGACAGCCAGCGTATTCGCGATGCCATCGAGCCAGTCCTATCAGAGCTTACACCAGATCAACAAAAACGACTCGCGGATAGAATTGCTGATGACTTCGAGCTTAGCGAGCAGGAATGAGATTGATTCCGAAACCGGAATAGCTCAAGATATTATAACAGCGATGACCCGGACAAAGTTCGGGCGCCATTGGCTAACCGAGCGATCGGTTAAATGGTTTGCGAAATATTATCTTGGAATCAACCTCTATCCCCATCAAGTTGATTGGATAAATCATCTACTTAAACATCGACGGGCTGGTGTATTGGCTCCGGTCTCACATGGCAAGACCGTTGCTTTGTCAGAGGTTTTGGCTCTTTATCTGGTTGTTCAAAACCGTAATATCAGGATATTATATCTCTCGGCGACTGATGACCTTGCCAAAAAGAACCTGTCTGTTATAGCTCATCACCTAAAATATAATGAACGATTAATTGAAGATTATGGCGCATTTTATCACCGGGACAAAACTTGGGAAGCCCGCAAATTAACTGTTGTTAGAGATCGGATATTAAAGGATTGTACCGTTGAATCGATTGGCGCAACTGGTGAAAAGACTGGTGGTCGATATGATGTTATCATCCTCGATGATGCTGTTACTGAGAAGAATAGTAACACCGCGGCACAGAGGCTTAAACTACATAATATCATATTGGGTACCATAATTCAGCGTCTTGATCGACCCGGCTGGTTTTGGTTTATCGGTACACGCAAAGATTACGCCGATCTATATAGCGAGTTCTTGGCTCTTAAGGGTATCTGGAATGTCATGATCAATAAGGCCATTATCCGATACCCGGAAAAATATGAGCTGGTTGAACTCCCAGAACCTATTGAACACGAAGACGGCACAACCGAAACCCATAGGCTGATCATCGAGGGCGACCCCGGGGAAGTTCTTGACCCGATTAATCGACCGATGGAATACCTGTTGCTGGAAAAAATGTCTCAGGGTTCCCGGCTGTTTGAGCGTGAATTTCAAAACAATATTACTGATAATGAAAATGCATTATTTAAACTCGAATGGCTTGAACAGTGTCGTGATGAGAAGTTTAGCTATGCCAGTTTGGATTATAACATGACAGGCGGTAAGGTCATTCAGACAGGTTCATTCCCTGATGCCAGTCACGATATTAATAATTATATCGCTAAGATATGTGGAACCGACCCCGCTATTGTAACCGATGAGACCGAGGCTGAGACCTCTGACAGCTCATATTTTGTAAACTTCACGCTTGGCGTTCATAAGAACGGTAATGTCGATATCTTACACATATTTAAACACCGGGGCATGACCCCGAACCAAAAGGTTGAGTTTACAAAACAACATGATCTGGCTGTTGAACCTGATTATCATATGTACGAGAAAAACGCTTTCGGTTCGATGGATATCTGGAAGATCAGAGATGAGACCAATGTTCCGATTGTTCCCCATCATACTGGAAAGAACAAAAACTCCAGCTTTGAGGGCGTTCCCTATGTCTCTGTTCGGTTCGAGAACAAGAAGATCAAGTTGCCATATAAGACAACCCGGGATAAACATATAACGAATGATATGATCTCAGAGCTTAACAGGTTCCCGGGCGGTGATCACGATGATATGGTAATGGCGTTGTGGATTGCTATGGCTGGCGTAAAGCGCTTTATGCGCTTACAGGAAAAGAAGGCTAAAAAAGCGAAACGGGTAGCATAATGACCGATGATATAAAATTAAAAAATGGTGGGCGCTTAGTTGATGTCAAAGCATATTTCGCTGGTAAGATAAATCCCCCGGTTGTCAAACATGACCGATCGACTCAGACCGATATCTACGACAACCAGACCGAAGATTTGCAACTGATCTCTCACCAGTTTGACCCCGAGTTTCATTCGAAACTGCCGAAGTATATGGGCATCCTCGGCGTTTGCGTTGAGGCCATGGAGACAAACGTCGGCGGGTTGGGTTATGATTTTATCCGTCGGGTTCCTGAGAAGGATATGACCGATCAGGAGAGGGCTGAGGCCGATGAGGAATATGATGCCCTGATCAGCCTGTTTGATCATATCAACCCCGATCTGACTTTTATTGATCTCAGGCGTCGGATGCAGAACAATAAAGAGTTAACAGGTTTTTCGGCCATCGAGGTCATAAGGGATAATGTTGGTGATGTCAGGGAATTTCATCTCATACCCTCACTAAACTTTTTTATGACCCGTCGGGATGACGAATTTACTGACTATGACGAATTGATCAGAAATAAGCAGACCGGGCAATATAATGTTCAGATCAGACGCAAGCGGTTCCGTCGATATGTCCAGCAGATAAATTCCAAGAAAATATATTTCAAAGAGGTTGGCGACCCGCGACCGATTTCGGCCATTGACGGTAAACCTCGGTCAGGAGATTTACAGGCCAATGAGGTTATCTTTGATAATAATTACTGTAATTATTGTCCCTATGGCATACCCCGTTGGGTTGGTAATTACCTGAGGATATTAGGTCATCGCAAATCAGAGGAAACAAACTATTTTTATTTCCAGAACCGGGCAATGCCCGAATATGTCATTATGGTCTCAGGAGGTCATCTAACAGATGCGTCTATCAGAATGTTAGAGACCCGTCTGGAACAGCTCAGAGGTTCGGAAAATTGGGGCAAACCCCTTGTGATCGAGGCAGAGGGCGAAGACATTGGTGCCATGCAGGGTGAATCGGTTACTCCGGTTCGCATCGAATTAAAACCCCTCACGGCTGACACAATAACCGATGCTCTATTTCAAAATTATCAAAAAAGCGCTGAACAGGCTGTTCGTTTATCGTTCAGGCTCCCACCTATATTTATCGGCGCTTCCGAAGATACCCGATATGCTAACGCTTTACAATCGATTAATGTGGCCGAGAATCAGGTGTTCAGACCTGAACGGCTGTCATTCGATTCTAAGATCAATCGATTTATTCTCCCATCGCTGGGTATCAAGCATTGGGATTTCTCAACTCTCGGCAACAAGACGGTTGATGATGCTGAGGTTGCTAAGGCTCTAATTGGTTATCGTGATGCCATGACCTTAGAACAGATTAACAAGATCATAAGTCGGGCAACTGGTGACCCCGTAGAAGACCCGCCTGAAGAATATTCTAATGTGCCATTTATAGCCATAAGAACGGCCATTACATCGGCTATGAGCCAAGATAATCCTGATCAACAGCATGAGCAACCTGATGAAGAAGATGTTGAGCCCGATGAGATCGACGAGGCCAAGAAGGTTATTAAGGCCGTTAGGCTGTTAAATGAAAAGCTTAAAACTCTTAAGAGTGTGAGAGATGGAAGATAATACAGTCATTGGTTTTAGCAGGTTAGACGTTGTTGACCCTGATAAAACAACTGTACTTGATCAAATAATATATGATGAGGTTTGTGCTCTCGAGCATAATACCCAGCAGGTTATTAAGGCCGGAGAGGGCTCAGATTTTCCTCATGAGGCTGACTTTCTTAATAAGCTATTGAATGAATGGTCAAAGAAAGGCCGGGCATCGATCGAGGAAGTTTTACAAATCTTAAAGGATGATCTTGGTCTCGATGAGCAGACGGCTCGCGAGGTCATGTATACTTTTGATAAACATCTTAAAACAAATTTCACGGCCTCGGTTGAGACCTCTACAAAACAACTGCTCGATCGATCTTATCAAGATGCTCGTTTACGGGTTTCAATCCCGGCCAGTCTACCACTGGGACTTGATCTCATCGATGAGACAACAATCGAATGGTTGCAGAACCACCATCTTTATTGGATAAAATCATATTATAATAAAAAGCTTTCCGGTCACATATCGGATATTGTTACAGAAGGGCTCAGGGAAGGGCTCGGCCGGAAAGATGTCGGTAATAATTTAAAAGAGTTTTTCAAGAATTATAAGGGCGTGTCATCTAAGCCAGACGTATACTGGCGCGGTCTCGCGGCTAATGCCATGAATCGTTCTCGACAATTCGGAATGATTGAAGGGTATGAGCGAGCTGGTGTAAAGCGTTTACGGATTATGGCTGTTATGGATGAACGAACCTCGGCTATTTGTAGAGAGATGAACGGTCGGATTATACCTATTGATCAGGCCGTTCGTCAAAAGAAAAACATTATCGGGGCGTCTGACCCCGAGGATATTAAGCAGATGGCGCCTTGGCCGAAGATCGACGAGATTAAGGGGCTTGAGACCGAGCAGATTATGGCTAAAAATGTGGTTCTTCCCCCTTATCATTTTCACTGTCGAACAACCGTTGTGAGTGTTACATGAGCGAGCGGATTGATATATCGTCTGCGGTAATAGGGAGAGGAAAAGACCTCTCCCCGCACACCAATTATAAAGCAGGTGAATAAATGACTGATTTAGTTAAACCGATTCAGCAATTAGTTCAAGGCTCATCGATTGTCAGGGTTTACCCTCAGGCTTCTTATGAGATATTAGAGAGTGGAACTTCCAACGTGGTTGTCTCAGGTGTCGCCGACGATGATGGTATAATAACCGTTCAGACATTGGCTTCAGGTGTATATGATCTGAGGGTTGACAACACAATTATTGAGACCTTTCAGCATATAACTTATGATTATGCCTCTAAGTTTGCTCGACCGTTTGACTGGTTTATATCTGGCTCAATCAGCTCTGACAGCGGTGGCGCCAATGATATAAAGGTTTATAGGCCGGGCGTGGCTGGTAAAATAAAAGAAATCAATATTGTCGCTGAGCACGTCGATGCGACTGGTGATCTAACCGTTCATATCCTGAGGGGCACAGCTCCCGGGACATCAAGGTTGGCGGTTCCGGCTGATTCGATATATAGCCATAGGGTTTATCCCCAAGCCGAACAATACCCCTATTCAAGCGGATTGGTCTTGCCCAGCCCCGAGCTCTCAATATCGGCTGATCAGTTTGTAACCATCGGCTGGGATTATACGGCTGGAACGGTTGAAGGTCTCGGCGTATATGCGATATTTAAACAATCATAGGAGATAATTATTATGAGTGTAAAGGGTGCGCGATATTGGCTTAAGGATTACAACGTCGAAGAAGTGACTGTTGTGGTTGAGCCGTATACTCCTTGTATGCCCCTTGCTCTGGTAGAGGTCGCTAAGGCCAAGAGATCAGAACGTCGGCCAGTTGTCAAGTTTGGTCAACCTAAACCCCCCGATAATGCCAAACGGGTAAATATGCGCTTTGAAATCCTCAAAGCCGATGAAGCCAAACAAGAGGTTTATGGTTATGCCTACGTTGCTAATGAGGCTGATCTTGATACTGATGCTATGACACCGGAGGAGCTAAAAAAGGCGGCTCATAGCCTGATGGAAAACCTCAGCCGAGGGACACAGAAAGGCACAGGCGCCGGGGTAAATCATGAAAAATTTGAAAACATTGGTCACCTTGTCGAGAGCGCTTATGACATAGATGGCTCACTTGGTAAAGCTCATGGCTTTGTTAACCCCCTACCAGATGCTTGGTTTATTGGGATGAAGCTATCAGACGAGACATGGAAGCTCTATAAAGAGGGTAAGGTCACTGGGTTCTCGATCGGTGGTTACGCTGACAGGGTGCCGATTGATGATGAAAAGAAAAATAATGTCATTTCTAATCTGGTTAATAGGTTTAAAAGAAACGACAAAGATTTCGCCTCTGATTATACGTTTGATCAGATGGCTGGCAAGATCGATGAACTGATCTGGATATTACATGATACGCTGATCTGGATATTGCTGGACAGCGAAGTCACAGACAAACGAGAAGCAATCAGCGAATCGATTAGGCAGTTTAGGGCAGTTATGATCGACTCCTATAACCTGTTGCCAGATTTTAATGACCTCGACAAAGCAAAAGAGATCGTAGAGCTAATAGAAAAACTTAACAAGACTGGAATAGTAAATATCGATCTAAAAGATCATAACCAAGGAGATATGCTCATGGAAAAATCAGACGTAAAAGAACTGATTATTGATGTTCTTAAAGCCGAGGGGCTTTATAGGGACAAGGATGACAACAAGGTCGCTAAGGCCGACTTCCAGAAAGCCATTGATGACATGACTACAACTGTTACTGAGGCCAACAAAAAGCTGGAAGGCCACGAGGCGTCGATTACTGAACTAACCGAGGTTGTTACCAAGTTGAGTGAAGGTATTGAAGCCATTGTTGACAAGATTAACAAATATTTCAAAACCCCGGGCATTCGCAAGTCGGATGATGACCCGATCGACGATAATGAACCAACCAAGAAAACCAAAGATGGGGTTGCCGTCGATAAAGAGGGCAACATCGACTGGAAATCCATCATGAAAGGAACTGTTGTAGATAAAGCTACTCTTTAATATTATGATAATCCAGCAGGTGGCATTTTTTTAAATCCTACCACAAATCATCTACCACCTAAACCTGCTAATTAATTCTCACCTAATAAATGAAGGGCTTTTATTATGAGCAAAAAAGGCTTACATCCCGATCTCAAAGAGAAGGTCGAAAAATTTGCGGACGGCCTCAATATCCCGGACGTTAAAACCCTAAAGGCCGACCCGGGAATAATTGATCAAGACAGCGCAACCTATGGGGGCACTCTCCCGCGTGATGCTGTTCTCGGCCTGATCAGGACTATGGAAGATCATAGTCTGTTGTTAAAATCTATTGACCTCAAGCGCGTATCGGCTAAAACCGGCCATGTCCCGATTCAGAGCATTGATAGTCCGGTGTCTCAGGCTGTTACTGAGAATGACCCGACTATTGTTGACAACCTGCTTGAGACCTCAATGGTACCTTATAGCTGTAAAAAGCTAAAAGCTAATATCATCGTCACAACTGAGATGATTGAATCTGCGGGTGAATCCGGCATGGGAAATTTCGAATCTAACCTGATGACCGATTTTGCTAAAGCCTTAGCAAACGATTTATCTCATCTGGCTATCAGGGGCGATTCCTCTTTACCAGCAACTACTAAGTGGAACAAGCTTCTCAGGCGTTGCGATGGCTTGTCAAAGCTCTGTGATGACAATGGTGCTAATGTCATTGACGCCGCGGGCAAGGGTATCGGTCTCGGCACCTTTGCTGTTATGAAACGGCTGTTACCTCCGCTGTATGCGCAAAACTTAACTCTTTATCGCTGGTTATTTAATTCCTCTGTTGAGGATGTATATAGGTCGATGTTCGCTGATGAGCGTGAGACCGATACTGGCGATGCGTTCCTGAGCCGTCGGCCAGACGTAACCCCTATGGGAATTAAACCCATCATCACCAACACGATTCTCGATTCCCTTGGTGATACCCCGGTTGCCCCGACTGCCGTTGTTGATGATACCGATGGTACCATGACCGTTAGGGTTGCAACCGTACTCCCCGACTCGACTGATTCTTCTGGTCGCTTGGTGACCATCACTTGTAAGGCAACTGGCTTGAGTGAGACCTGTGAGGTCGATTATAATGGTTCATCTCAGAACATTATTGAGACCACCACCGCACTTGGTCAGGACACTATCTCGACAACCCAGAGCGACTATACTGTTGCTGTTGCCGACCAGACTCAGGTTTATCTGATGGATCCCAAGCGATACGCTCTGGTGTCAACCACTCACAACTGGCGTTCATATCGCAAGTTCAATGAACAGGCTGACCGCTATGAGTTTACTTTCTATTATTGGATTGATAGTCTGCTCGCTGAGCCGGAATCAATCGTCAAACTCGACAACCTGACTCTCCCGCAACTGACCGACTGGACTGCGTGGACTGGTCTCGCAAGTTAAGGCGGTGATTTGTGAGGATAATTAGAGGAAAACCAAGAGAGCAAAACTTTTTAGTCAAGCTCAATTCATCTCGTCTAACCGTGGTAGGTGTAGGGTCATTCGATAAGGGGTTTACCAAGGTGGTAAGCCCCAGTGACCCGATGCTACTATTTTTTAAAAAACATAAATGCTTTACGGTGAAAACTACCTTCGAGCCCGTTCAAGGTAAGATCATAGAGGTTAAGCCTGAAAATCTGCCCCATGAGAGTATTGACATCGACCCCTTACACAATCCCGATGATGGTCTTGAACCGGAACCGACCCCCGATGATGAGGCTAAACAAGATGCCAATTTTGAGGATGACCCTATAGAGGTCTTAGGGCTCGACAAAGACACCATCGAAGCGCTTAAGAAAAACGGTCTTACCAGTATCGCCCATATATTTGATCTCGATGATGAGGCATTGATGGAATTTAATGGCATTGGTGAAGCCCGTGCAACTAAGATCATCCAAGCCATAAACGCTTGGGAAAATAATAAGGAGTAACCTGTTATGGGAAATAAATCTGGCTCTGGAAAAATCGGGTTCAACAAACCCAATGAGTTGAGTGTTAATACTCATCTATTTGAAAACCGGGTAATTCAGGGGATGATGTTCACCGATGGAACTACTGGCTCGTCAATTACAGCCGACCCCACACATGACTTTAACTGCGATATCTCAGCTGGTATCGTGGCTGTCAATGGCGTGGTCAAGGAATTTGCGGCTCAGGCTGATTATGACATCTCTCACGCGGCTGATGCCGCGCTGTTAGCCGATGGCGAAGCCATTTACTATACCTTTATTGTATATTGGTCTCCTGAACTCCCGACTACCGTTGCTATGAGGATGTTCACTGGCAGTATCGATGCTGTTGCCGATGCAGTACCGGTTACAAAGGCTGAAATCGATGCTAAGTTCTCTGACGAGGCGGTATGGTTTGAGCTCGCAACTGTTAAGTTCCATCGAACCAATGCGACAACCGGGTTGACCGTCACTGTCGATAACGCTATCAGACCGTCTCTTATCCCGGCATAAGATCATGTATGTTACTGTTGCTGATATAAGAGCCTATGACAGTGAAATAACTCTGGAGAGTTATTCTAACGATGCTGTCACTGACGCGATATTAGAAGCGGAACAGTATATTAATACTCGTACCCGTCAATACTTTGAGCCTCGCGATACAGTCCTCATATTGGCGGGTGCGGGGATTAAAGACCTTCTATTACCTGTTCCGGTTATTGAGATAACCGAGCTGACTGTTAATGATACAGAATATATAGAAGATACTGACTTTGAATATCTGGCTCCCGATGGTAAGATGTGTCCGTTCCTCAGACATCTCACATCCGTCTGGCGTAACCGATCTGAAATTAAAATAACCGGGACTTTTGGCTATACTGAGCTCGATGATGAAGATCACGTTGCCCCGCTTTTGATTCAAAGACTTTGTAAGATAATAGCAACCAAAATTCTAAAGGGCGAAGCCGATAAAGGTGGCGGTTTGATCTCTGAAAAGATCGATGATTATTCTTATACCAAATCCGAGAAATCGGCTCCCCGAGAATGGTTTGGTAGCGTTGAGGCCAATCGTATTGCTTCGATGTTTACCCGGCCAGTCATAAGGACGTATTGACATCATGAGCGATCACAATTGCTATCAATCTGATAGAATTAAGAACATTGAGGATGATGTTCGTGCGGTAGATCAGAAAGTCGACAATCAGACTAAGGCGATTTATGACAAATATAATGGTCAGATCAGAGAGTTCCACAAAGAGTTTATCGACTTTAAAGACCAAGCACTTGGGTTGTATTCTGGTTTAAAAACCTCAACCGCTATTGCCAATCTCAAGATCGGTTTGATTGTCTTTATCGCTACGATCATCGCCACGTCGTTAGCATCAATCATATTGGAGAGAGTGATTTGAAACCCACAAGCAGATTAATCAACAATCATAAACAGATGTTTAGAGATAAGTCTGTTACGATATCATATCAAGGTAGATCGAACGATCAAACCGTATATGACGAGCTGACCGGTGACCCTCTAATTTCGTATGATGATACATATAATACCGCCATTGAGTTACAGGCCATCATTAAAAAGAAGGCCTCGCCATTACCTGAAAATAATGAGAAGGGCGAGAACGAGCATATTGACGCTATTATCAGACTATTGATTGATGATGTTCTCGATGCTGGTATTATTTTTCAATTAGGTGATAGATTTATTCTCCCCAATGATAACCAGAATTATTACCTAAAGAAAATTACTGAGCAGAAGCACGTTTACGATCAATACCTTGAATATTATATCGCTGTATCGACAAAAGAGGGGCGTTAATTATGTCACGGGGCGATGTATTTATTGAAGATTGGGACAAGCTGGAACGTGACCTCAAGAAGTTCCCCGATCTTTTAGATCGTAATATAAAGAAAGCAACTAAGGCCTCAGCTATATCAGCCAGAGATCACGTTAAGGTATATATCAACCTTGGTGGTAGAGATTGGCCTCCACTAAAAGAGGCTACTATTAAACGTAAGGGAAGCTCTAAACCCCTTATCGATCATGGTGATTTGCTGAATTCTGTTGTCTGTAAAATGATTACGGGTTATATGTTTTTTGTTGGCGTCCCACGGAACGTAAAGAAGAAAAATAAAAAGATGGTCAACATCGCGGCCGTTCATGAATATGGGGCGCCCGATCAGAACATTCCTGCCCGACCGTTTATCGAACCCGGCTTAGAGAGCGCCACCAAGAGTATTATCAATAGATATAAAATAGGACTTCTATCAACCTTAAGAGGGCGTTTATATAATGACTCTGTTCGTGGACTTGATTGAGGACATTGACCAAGCGATAATCAATTATTGGAAGGATAAGTTTAAAGACTTCCCTTGTGATAATGATGTTGTTGTTGAATTGGCTTTTAAGCAAGAGCCACAAGACGAAGATGTTCCCCGTTCTCGTACCTATCCGCGATTGCTTCTCTCGATGATTGGAACAGCAATCGATCATTGGCGGGCGCATAGTATAATGTCCTCTGTCGTGTCTGAGAATGATGATGATACTGTTAATGTTCAAGATGTCCCGGTGCCCTTTAACATCACCTACCAATTAGACGGATATTTTACTGACAGACGACAGGGCTGGCGGGCTCAACTCATAATGTCTCAAGAGCTCGGCTCTCGCTATAAAACAGATATTGAAACCCAAAAAGGCCGAGTGATATCTCTCAAAGAGATACCTGATGCTCTTGATGGTATTGATCATCCAGAGGATGATGACTATAACTCAAAGCTCTGGCGAAAGACAGTTCGCTTTGTAGTTGAGACAAATTTAGAGTCAGGTGTCTTAATCACTTCCAACATAATCCTGACCCGTCAATTCGATGTTAATGATATTTCTGTAATAGATACTACGGAGGAATAAATGAATAAAAACAAGCGGAGCTTTAAGATCAAGAACTTAAAGCGCACGTTTCTTACTATTCCATTAAAAACGAAATCTATCGCCTTATGCTCAATGAGCGAATCTGATGTCTGGTTTCCTGAGACCGAGATGACCCCGGGCATTAAGCGGTTCGAGAAAATGGGTTATATCGTTTTGGAATGGAGGGAAGAAACCGTTAAGATCGATTCCCCGGTTGGCCGGGTAAAAATCGAGAAAACAGACAAGGACGGTTAATCTATGGGCAATTATAAAGTTGGTGTTAATGTTATAGAGGGGAAATCCATTTCTCCTATAGCTGGTATGGCAACAAACGTATCTGCCATTATCGGCAACTTTGAGAAAGGTGCTGTCAATACCCCGACTCTGGTGGGTTCGATGGCTGATTTTATATCAAAGTTTGGCGACAAACCTGCGACGGGTACAACTGGCTGGTTATCCGTTAAGGGTTTTTACGAATCAATGGGGAATGGCTTTGCTCCCTTATATATTGTTCGTATAGCCTCTGATTCTGCCACTGCATCATCAAAGATGCTCGTTGATCAGAATGGTACCCCGGCTAATACCTTAAAGGTTGAGGCCAGCTCCCCGGGAACTTGGGGAGACAATTTACAGATTGCTGTAAATCAAGACAATTATCTAACAACCTCTCCGGCTGTCAACATCGATGCTTCGGCTGAATCTGCTACCCTAAAATCGGTTTCCAATTTACAGATCGGCTCGTATATCCAGTTCGACAATGGCTCACAGCAAGAGATTGTTCAACTCACAGGTGTCAATTCGGCTACTAAGGAAATCGCTTGGTCAGGCGGGCTGACCTATGCTTACACAACCGCAAACGGAACTATCACCTCACTTGAGTTTGAAATCGTTGTTTATAAGAACGGTTTTGAGGTCGAGAGATGGCCGAACCTGTCAATAGTTGATACTGTTGATCATTATTGCGAAACCATCATCAATGGTAATTCTAATTATATCACTGTTACCGATCAGAAGGTCAGCGATGTTGACGAGAACGATATCCCTGCAACCTTGATAAAGACCTCGCTGACTGGCGGGGATGATGGCCTTGATGATGTTGAGGGCTCAGACTATGAGGGAGTTCAGGCCAGTAAGACAGGCATCTATGCTCTCGATGGTATTCCAAACCTGACAAGATTCTGCATCCCCAACCCTGAGCTGACAGATGTTGATGCTGACGCGGCTTATCAGTCATTAGTACAAGCCGGAATTGATTATGCTGAGAGTCGTAGTACGGTGATGTTTTATTTCGATGTCCCGGCTGGCAAGACCCCGACTGAGGCCGTAACTTTCAGAAACAATTTTGAATCTAAAAATGCCGCGCTGTTTTATCCCTGGCTGACTGTCAATGCCTTTAACGCTGAGACCGATGTACCTCCCAGCTCGTTTGCCTTAGGTGCCGCGGTTAAGAAAGATTACGTCAGGGGAATTCACAAAAACATCGGCAACACCAAGCTCGCTTGGGCGATTGGTCTGGAATATGATCTGTCGGTTGCTGAGGCCGAAACAACCAATGATGCTAACATCTGTAATATTAGAGCCTTCGCAGGTTCTGGTATTAGGGTTTATGGTGGACGTACCCTGTCAAACGAGACAGCTTGGCGCTTTATTCACTATAAAGAGATTTGGAATTATATCGCTTCGTCGATCATGGCCTCAACACAGCCGTTTGTTTTTGAAACCAATGACTTGGGAACATGGCAAGCGGTTAAGCGGGTGTTGACTGTATTTTTGACCAATGAGACCCGAAAGGGTGTATTGGCCGACCCATCTAACCCGGGCAATCTGCCCTTTACGGTTGTTTGCGACGAGACTGTTAATCCCTCTGGTGATGTTGCGCTTGGAATTATGCACGCGGTTGTTGAATATGTTCCGGTCTCGACTGCCGAAAAGTTTGTCGTCACATTGACGAGTTCACCGCTTGGCTTAGCTGTATCGGCTTAAAGGAGATATATATTATGAGTCAAAACGTATTTGGAAGATCGACGCCGGGGGCTGAGAAATATCTCAATAACAGATATGCTTTATTTGTTGATGATATCCAGCTCGGCGATTACGATAAAGTTGATATCCCTGAAATGGTCTGGAACGATATTGAATACCGTGACAGTACCGGAGACTCCACCAAGACCTCAACCACCACAACCAAACAGATGGTTGAAATCGCATTTCATAAAGATATGCGTGTTGGTAATCAAGAGGATATGGACGAGCTTCACGATTGGTTTGAAGCCGGGAGCGCCGATAAGCGATCGGGTTCGATTGTTGTTTACGACAAACAAAACAACGAGATCAGACGCTGGAATTTCTCTGATGCGTACCTGATTAAGTTTAAACCGCCTGACCTCGAGGCCGGAGATGGTGAAGGGCTCAATCACGTATTTACGATGAAGGTCTCGGAGATCAAGAGGGCTTAATATGTCGATATTCTCTTTACCAGAGGATATATTAGGTAAGATCAATCCCGTCGATCTGCCACCTATAACAAATTTTAATTTTGTGGTGCAGGTCGATGGGATGCTTCCGGGTCAATCGATTGTGGCGGGCTTTAAGTCGATTAGCGGATTAACCCAAAAGATCAGACAAACACAGATTCGATCGATGGGTTATAGTTATCCTATTAAGATCAATAATGGGATTGAATCTTCTCCTGTCACATTAACCAGAGGCCTTACTCTCAGCAGGTTTTTAAGCGATTGGTGGAACGATACAAAGAGCTGGCAGAGAGGACAGCCGGATTATCATCGTAACGTAACCATCATTAGCTTAGCGAATTTTAAACCAGATATAAAATTTCAAGCGTGGACTTGGCAACTCATCAAGGCCTATCCGGTCTCTTGGGATGCCCCCGAGCTTGATGTTGATAATGAACAGATTGCCATCGAATCACTGACACTGGACTGCATGAATATTAAAACAGTTGAGTCGGTCTTTGATGGTCTGACAGGTGAAATACAAAGTCTTTTAAATGTATAGCGAGGTAAAGTATGGATGATCTAATTCACGTTTTTAAGGAATTTACGCTTCCCGTCGGCATAATACGGGCGGGTAAGATGATCAAGAAAGGCCGAATCCGTTTGATCACAAACCGGGACATCTTAGAGATGAACCAAGAGATTAATGATGACCCGGAGATCAAGGCCATCGCCGATGAGGATATCATTTTACAGGATGGTAAAATCTCTTTCGGTAAAGCGCTTATGAGCCTAAAGCTCAACGTGATGATGGCGACCATAACTCTGCCAAAACTGGTAGAGCTTGACGATGAACCGCTTACCAAAGATGACATCCTAAACATGAGCTCGGTTGATACACAATTTCTTATGGATTTAAAAGAAAAAATGGATGAGGAATCGGGAGAGAAAAAGAGTGAGAGTGATCGCCCTTTTCAGTCAGAGAGCTCTTAGATAATTACCCTTATCCCCCGGCGGTATTATTTAAGGAGATGTATATCTTAATACAGATCGGCTTAACAAGAAACGAATCTTTAAGCATTACCCATGCTGAAACTTTGGTCTGGCTAAAGATTCACCATGAGGCTAACAAACCAGCAGACGAGGTTTCCTGATGTTATCACTTAGTAGTAATTATGGCTTGGGCATGGTTATCAAAGCCCATAACAGAGCCTCTCGGGTAATCAAACAGGTTCAAGGTGATCTGACTGGCTTTAGAAAGGCCGCGTATCGTGATCTTAAGAGCGTTAGAAACAGGTTTGCCCGGTTTGGAAACGAGCTGACAAATCTAAGAGCTGGTGTCTTTAAGGGTATGCAGATAACTGGTTTTGGGGCATTAATGGCCGCGCCTTTAGTGTTAATGAATAAGGCCGCGATCGAATCCGAAGATCATCTATCTAATGTCAGATCACTATTAGTCACCTCTCTGCCAACCGATCAGATCGACAAGTCGATGAAACAGATACAAAAGGCTATATTTCAGACTGGCAATAATATCAGAGTCCCTCTTAGGGAACTTGAACTCAGTATGTATGATCTGGTTTCGGCTGATCTGTCTGTCGAGGAAGCCATCGGCGCACTTAAACCGACTGCTATGCTGGCCGTTGCTGGCTTGGGTACGATGGATGATGCTGTCAGAACGAATGCTGTCCTGTTAAACACCTATGGTAAATCATGGGGTAATGTTATGACCCCGATGGAAAAGACAATCAAGATCAGTAACATATTGGCCGGAACGGTCGCTGGTTATAAAACAACCTTACCAGAATTATCTCAAGCCCTACAATATTCGGTTGGCTCAGCTAAGGCGCTTAATGTCCCATTGGCTGAATTAACTGCAACTATTGGCGCGGCTCAGACCAGTGGCCTACAAGGTACCTTAGCGGGTACGGCCTTTAATGCGTTTTTAAGATCAGCAACAAAATTAACATTATCGACCGGAGAGGAAGTTGATGGCGCAAAGCTCAGTGAAGAAGAATATAGGGATGCTCTGTTAGATGGTGCAGAGGCCAGAACAAAAACAGCTCTTAAAAATCTACAACTTGTTGACTCGACTGGTAAACTCCTTCCGATTTATGACATCTTGGGCAAGATTGAGAAATCGTTTAACATCAACACCGAGGCCATCGCTGATGTTACAAAAGAGGGTCTTAAGGGCGAGGCCGCTTTGATCAAGATGGGGATATCGGCCAAACAAGCAGGTGAATTGCAGGCTGTCTTTGGTGATGAGGGCTCCCGGTTAATTGCAATCCTCTTAGGTCAGAGCGATGCCCTGAAAGAAAAAGTTAAATGGTTAGAACAGAGTAACAACCTCGAGAAGATGGTTAATGCCCGCCAAAGAAACATGGCGGCTCGACTGGCTATTACCAGAAATAAACTCAAGGCCTTAGTATTAACGGCAACTGAGGGGTTATTAGGACAGGAACGAAACTGGCTCGAGAAGATCGGAGAGGGAATCGATAAGGTTACCATGTTTGTCGAAGGTCATCAAGGTCTTGTTGGATGGATATTAAAAATTGGTGGCGGTCTGGCCGGGCTTACTATGGCAACTGGTCTTTTAAAGATCGCCTTTATGGGATTAAAGTTTGTATTTTGGGGAGCTTTCGGAAAGATCGGTATCGCTATTGGTCTGATCTCTATCGCCGTTCATCAGGTTATAAAACATTGGGATTCCATTAAAACCTGTGCTTCTATAGCCGCGCTCTATGTTCGTGAATATTGGACAAAGAGCACCGAGGCAATAAAGCGGGTATGGACTGATGTTGTCGGTTGGATAGTTGACAAGTTTAATTATCTTGCTAATAAGGCTCAATGGCTGGCTGACAAAATTGCCTATCCATTTAAAATGATATCTGAATTCTTCGGTGGTCAGACAATACAACCTCTAACTGTTCCTCAGACAAATTTCTCGATGACTGCCCCCCCGTTGTTTGGCCGTACCCCCGAGCAATTATCAAATATGTATCGAGCCCATTACGGCCACTATAATAACCAACCGACCGAACAGGCTGTTGAGAAAAAAGTTACTCTTGATATAAACATCAATGGCAGTTCGAAGAATATAGGTGTCGGTATCTATGACACAGTAAGGCGGGCGGTAAATGATATTATCAGAGAACAGAGAATCTTATCCCCAGCAGGTGAAATGTAATGCTATATATACCGAGCCCAAGATTGTCATATCGAACAGATTTTTCAGAGGTTCCGGTTAAGACCGGACAGCTCTATAACCTCGATGATGACAAATCAATTTCATTTCAGTTTAACCCCTCTGAATTTTCATGGCAGGAAGAACATAACTGGTCAACCCAAAAATATACCGGCAATCCCGGTAAGCAATTGCAATACCTCGGTTGCACGGGCCGGGTGTTTACTCTCGAGTTGGAATTTCATGCTGACCCTTGGTTCCCACGAGTTCAGTTAAGCGGTGATGTTGACCCATCGATTACGCCTGACCCTGATCGAACCGCTGTCGATTTCGATAAGCTGGTTGACGAATTTAGATCATGGATAAAAGAGAGGCCGGATAAAAAACGGCCATCATATATAAGAATCATATTACCAAACAAAGAAGAATTTGACGGTATAGTCAGATCAGCCACAAAACAAATTCTATCAGTATATGCTGATGGGGTTGTTCAGCATGGCAAACTTATATTCAACTTTGAAGAATGGAAGGAGATTAGCTAATGAAAAAGGGTTTATGCCTTTTATTTCTATTGCTAATGATGGTTACCCCTACTATCTCGGCTCAGGCTCAATCCGATCAGGACACAACTAAGAGCTTGATGTTGATGGTTGGCGGTGAGGATATCGGCAATACCACCTTTAATGTCGCTATGGCGTTTGAGGTCTCTGGTGCTATTGAGATGATAGCACAGCTTGGAACTGACGATGAAGGTCAGGCCACAACTGGTCTCGGTCTCGGTTTTCGTCTTACTGATAATATTTGGGCGATGACAAGTTATAACCCTAAAGAAAACGAATCCGAAAAGGACTGGAATTTCTCTACCGGAATTGTCGGTCTCGCTTATGAACTCCCTCAGTATAATATCGGGGTGTATGTCGGATATTTATGGGATTTCGGCGAGAAAGAAGCCGGCGAGCGTGATCATACTTGGCAGTATAAGTTTTATTACAAAATCCCAATCAAATAGCCCTGAGCAGATTGGTATCTGATATGTCAAACACTACTGAAAAGAGATTTGCGACCGTCGGCTATGGCGAACGGATTGACCAATTAGCTGGGCGATTACTCGGCGACCCGAACCGTTGGCGGGAAATCGCTCAGTTAAACCCCAATCTTGACATTAAACAGCCGAAAGCCGGGCAGGTGATACAAGTGCCCAGTGAATAGGCGATCATCATCTTATTAACGCTTATTAACGCATTAGAGGCGATATCATGGAACGGGTAGCCCCCCAAAGATACTTGAAACTAAACAATCAACCGCTAAGCGACCTTGCTCCGGTTGCTAATTCCTCAATCAGCTCTATATCTGTTGAGGAAGCGATTGGACATACTGGTAAATGTGAGATTGTTTTTAATGATACTATCGACTTTGATCTGAAACCCAACCATACAAAATTCAAAACACAGTTGTCATTGTCTTTGGGGTACCCGTCTTATTTAAGGCAGGTCTTTTACGGCCTTGTCGTTAGTAGGGAATTAAATTGCGATCAGAGTGATAACGCCAAGATGGTATTAACCGCTTATGATCTCAGCCACCAGATGAAGATCAAACCCCCTGACCGGATATTTAAGGAGACAAATTTATATAATGTCATCAAGAAGATTGTCGACCTCAATGGCCTTAAATTCTACACCGACGATGCTGAACCTCTCAGATCAATGAAGCTCGAGGATGGTAAGGATATAGCTCAGGTTAATATGACAGATTGGGAATTCTTATCAGAGCTGACAAAGATAGTCAATTATAGATTGTTCTGTCAAGCCGATACAGTTTATGCTGTGAGCGAAAAATATACTTGTGGTGATAGTCTGACCTTTATCTATTCGCCTAAAATTGATGAGATCGATATGACCAAAAAGTTCCCGATCTTATCGATCAATCCCCGGGCAGGTATGATCGATCAAAGACAGGTCGTCGAGGTCATAAGTTGGAGTGAGGTTAAAGAAAAAGAGTATGAGTATGGAAAGCAAAACCTTGACAACCTGTCGGATGGCTCTCAAGGTTATACTGATATAAAAATTCAAACCGATGCGGTCGAGACCCTTCGGGTAAGCGGAGTTGCGACAAACAGCGCTCAAGCCAAGAGGATGGCCGAGGCTGAATTAAGGCGACGGGCAACCGATCTTGTCAGTGGCGATGTAACTCTGATCGGCGACCCCTCTATAAGTATCGCGAATAAACATCATTTTAAGATCAATGCCTTTGGCCTCTCAGGTCAAGAGTTTGAAGGTGATTATACAGTTTGGGGAGTTCGTCACGTTTGGGATGGTGACGGATTTAGAACAGAGCTTGATCTTAAAAACAATAAGATGAAGAAAATATAATGAGAAATATTTTAGATAAAACCAAAGGTGTTAAACACCATGCTCGCGTGAAGAACATTAACGACCCTGAGGATATGGGCAGAATACAGGTTGAGCTAATTGGCTTTGATGAACGGTTTAACAAAAGCCCTTGGTGTTTGGCCTGTGTTCCCATCGCTGGTGATGGCTATGGTTTTTGGGTACCGCCACAGATCGATGATGAGGTATGGGTTGAATTATCTGCTGATGGTCAATGGCTAATATCTGGTTATATGTGGACTGGTCGTCGCAATAAACCCTCAGCAGGAACCGCCACCTGTCGGGTGTTAGTTACCCCGGCTGGTCATCGATTAAAATTTGATGAGTCTGGTGATGTCGAGCTAAAACATCAAGGCGGTGGCCGGATTACCCTTGCCAATAGCGGAACCATTCAGATATACCCGCCATCCGGTCAGGAGGTTCATATAAACGGAACCTCTAAAGGTGTGATCAGAACAGGTGATGTCTCTGTTCAACATACTCATCAGGCGACTTGCACAAAAGGCGGGGTAATAACTATTAATCCGCAAACAGTAACATTCGCTCAAGGTAGCGAGACAGTAATGGCAGGAGATTAATATTATGGCTATGGATAAAAATAGATTAGCAATCGCTATGCAGACAAAAGTCGACGATGCTCTTGCGGTGTTAAACCTCGGCACCTTTAACGCCTCGGACGCCAAGAGTGCTTTTTATACAGGTATCGCCGAGGCCGTAATCGAAGAATTTCAAAATTATGCTGAGATTAGAAATATAGCTGTTCAGGTTGATTCTGCAAGTGGTATTGGACAGACCGAGGAAGCCTCGGGAGTGTTGTTATAATGCTAAATATACGGGGCTTTAAATATCCCTTTAGAATAGAGAATGGCCGGGTGGCTGTTACCGAGGGTCTTGATAAGCTTAAGGAAAATATCATTCAGATCATCAAGACCAGACCGGGCGAGATATTACTTAAACCCGATTGGGGTTGTAAGATTAACAACCGGGTATTCGACCCTGTTAATGTCTCGTCATTGGCAACAAGTGATATTAAAACTGCAATCGAAAAATATGAGCCTCGGGTAACCATCAAGAACATAGAGGTTGGATATGATCAGGCCTCTCAAGGCATATTAACCCTCTCGATCTTGTTTACACCTAAAGGTCAGGATAATAATACAGCCGAAGTGCTGGTTACGATGGGGAGTTAAATATGGCAATAATTAGACGAACTGACAGAGGTTTTGCAAGTCAGGAAATCAGAAATTTAGATCAAAATATTGATGATGCCTTTCAAAGCCTATTAGACTTAAGGCGAGTTAATTGCCCTGAATGGACTGATGAGAATCGTACCGACTTAGGCGTTCAATTATTATGGCTCTATGCCGTCAAAGTCGGTATGCTCTTCGAGGAAATAAATTGGGTATCTAAGAACTGTTACCTCCAAACGGTTGTTGATAGAATGTCATTAAAGAGGTTGCTTGATTTAATTGGTTATAGCTTAGGTCAGGCAACACCTGCATCGGTTATAGTTACTTTTGCTCTTGAAGATGGTCATCCTGAATTTACTATCCCTCAGGGTACACAGGTCTCAACCGAAGAAACCCCCGAAGAATCCTTAATAATGTTTGAAACCTCTGAGGACATGCTGGTTGTTGCCGGGGTATCTACCATTGAGATTGTTTGTCTCGAAGGTCAAACGATCTCAAATGAGATTTTAGGTTCATCTGATGGAAGTGCAGATCAGAGCTTTGAGGTCGGCAATAGTCCGGCAATATGGGAATCGGAAACCATCGAGATTTATACCGATGGAGTTTGGGTTGAATGGACGAGGGTTGATGATTTTGTCGATAGCGAAAGTACCTCTTTACATTATCGAGTTGAGTTGGACTCTGAGCGTAAATATTATATCGTTTTCGGCGATGGCATCAATGGCAAAATTCCCGAAACCGGAACAAACAATATACGATGCACTTATCGAATTGGCGGGGGCTCTGATGGTAATGTGTCTGCTGATACGATTGTCGAGCTGGTTTCTAACATCGATTACATCGATAGCGTCACTAATAACAACCCGGCCTCGGGCGGCGCCGACTGGGAGACCATAGAGCAGGCTCGGAAGTTTGCACCCGCGAGCTTAAGATCATTAAACAGAGCTGTTTGTAAGAATGACTTTAAAACCTTAACCGAGGCCTATGTCTCTCCTACCTATGGTGCTATTGCTAAAGCTTGCATACAAGAACAAGGCCTGTCAATTACGGTTAGAATAGTTCCGGCGTCAGGTGGTCAACCTTCAGACGGGCTTAAGAGCGATCTTCAAGATTATCTTGACAGCGTGAGATTGATCGGGACTTATGTTGAAGTTGATGACCCTGTTTATCAAACAGTAAATATCGATGTTGATATATATATAAAAAACGGCTATAACCAGAGCACGGTTGTTCAGGCGGTCAGATCAGCTCTTTCAGCTCATCTCTCCCCTACCTATCAAGACCCAACTACAAAACTTTACACTCACGAATTTGGTAGAGATGTTTACCTCTCTGATCTCTATGACATCATCGACGGTATTGAGGGTGTCGATCATAGTGAGGTCACAACCCCGTCTGGTGATGTCGAGATCGAAGAAAACGAGATTGTCGCTATAGGAACGCTGGATATAACAGCCTATCAGGGCGGTGACAGCTATAGCTATTTAGATTTGGAGACATAGATGGATAGATTAAAATCGAATGTAAACAGATTTCTCATTTTGTTGGTATTTATATTTATATGCCAACAAAACGTGATGGCAGGTTACGATGTTGACCAGAACTTCCTTGATAGTGTGGGTAATGTTTTTGATCAAGATAGCACGACCTATACGCTAATCGAAAATGTTGTCTCTGATTCTTTTGGTATAATATTTGCCTGTCATGCCTGTTCTCTTGATGGTCAGGGATATACAGTTACCTTTGCGGGCGCTGATACAACGGCGGTCAATAACAGTGGTTTTGAAACCCAAGATGCTGTCAATGATTCACTTCCGGAATCATGGGATTTTACTAATGCGCCGGATTTTATCAGAGACACCGGCTGGTATCTCGTTAATGGTACAAACTTCTGGCGTATACCTCCGACACTCTGGGCAGGCGATTACTCATTACAGGCCAGAACGCCATTGTCGCAAAAGAACACTATTGTCTCAGATGATAGTTATACCTTTACAGCTGGGATGTCATACGCTGTATCAACAATGGCCTATAATAAAATTTATTACGGTGATTCCATTGAGCTGAGAATCGGACTACTTGACGGAACAGATACCGCTTATGTCGATAGCCGAATGGGGAAATTTATGCGAGGCTTCGTCCCCCTCGACTTACAATTTACAGCCCCCGATTCCGGTGATGTCACATATAAAATATTTCTCGAGGCAGATTATGCAACTATGGCCGATTCCGTCTATGTTGGTGGCAACTGGTATCTCCCAGTAACTTATGACATGGAAGACACTCTCGATTATGGTTATCTCTGTTTTGATGATGTCTTAATACAATTTAATAACATTCACGGTCTTGTAATCGGTACTGATGCGACGGAGCAAAATTATCATTATCCGATGATGGAAAACTGGTATGGGGTTAGTGAGGTTTATATCGATGATGTTGTTGTTGAGCCCGCGACAAACCTGCTTTATGATTGTCGTGGTGTTTACATGCCTTATACGGTAAGCGGTACCCAAATACATAATTCTAATATCACAATCAGGGGGGCTTTAGGTAAAAACATTTACTCTCGAAATGCGCGAGATGAGACTTATACTAATGACAGTCTATTTAATCTCTGTACGGTTGGCGGTGAGCGTGATTATATGACTGTCTGTTATATGGATTTAACAGGGTCTGGCGTTGGTGGTGGATATAATGACTCTCTTGATAATATATATTGCTATGGCTCTATCCATGCTGGCATATTGTTTGGAATGGCCGGAGACACAAGCCTACCCGCCGACCACGATGTTCATGTCATCCGCAATTCGACAATCTATTTGAGCAGTAAATATATAAATGGGTTTGCGCTCTATACCTATGGTGGAGCTTATCGGGCTGATAATGTTCGTATCTATGCTAACAGTGATAGCACCTATGGCCGAGGCATATATTTATTAAATGGCGCCACTACAGTTTATGAAAGTGAGATCAAGAATTGCTTTGTCCATACATGGCAAAAAGACACTATACAAGAATATGAGTATGTTTCGTCCAGTTACGGAATACAATTAGAAGAAGCCAATAACGTAACAATTGAGGCTTGTAGTGTTATCGTTCGAACAGATAATGAACGATATAACAAAGAGGGTGGTTTAGACCATAGGGCTGGTAGAGCTTTGAGGATTGGTGGGACGGCAACCCCTTCATCGAATGTGGTGATCAAAGATTCATATTTCGGGGGATTTGCCGAGGGGCACGATTGGGCGATTGCCGTTAATTTTAATAATGCAAATTATGAGGGCTTGACTTTTGAGAATAATACTATTTCAACTAATGATACGTGGCTCGAGGGTATATTTGAGACCGACTCAGTAAGATTTTATAATTGTATATGGGAGATCGATACCTCTACCGGGACATTAAAAACCTCGGGCGGAAAATTCTCCGCGCTTCACGCCCCCCATGCTTACGGGAGCAATAATTATTTTAGGCATATCAATAACATCTTCGCTGATGAGTATGCTCAAAGTTTATATGATAGTTCATATTTTAGAGGAAGTTCATCTTCTAAATGGTATACATCTGCTGGTTATGCGACTGGTTGGTATGTCGGATATGAGGATTCGATATATATAAAAAATGGTGGCTCTGGTGACCCGATCGAGAATGCAGAGCTGTTAATCTATTATGGTGATGATGATACTCTTTTTATCGACACAACCGATGCAACCGGGTGCTTTGTTGTTGATCTCTGGAAGTTTCGAGACTCGGCAACCACAACCGCTTATAACCGAAATGTCCATAGGACTTATTATGAGGATTATGTTATAAGAGCAGAAAAGGGCTCTGATGTTGATAGTGTTATAAGATCGTCAATCGACTCAGCTGAGGTCATTGATCTTGAGTTCGGTACAAGCAGTGAAAAGGTTTTTGTTCTTACGAGCGATAGTCTGCCATGGACAAGCCATGCTAATTATGATACTGTCAGAATAGCCGGAACCTCTATAACCGCCAATGATACGGGCATTATAATAAATCACGACGGAGTATATTTAGATTTTGGTATTGACACCCTACTCTTTGGCTCTAACGGGGCTGATGACCCGGTTGGAGTTCTTTTTAATTGGGGTTCAGATCAAGGTCACATCAGAGGTGGATTTATTCTTCATGACATAGATGATACTGCTGGCGCCGATGATGCTATTGGTGTAAAGATATTTGGGGTAAATGGTTTTGTTCTCGATACAACGACTGTTGTTGTTCGGGGAGTCAACTCAAACTGTGTAGACAACCATAGCGGTAAATGTATAAATGTTATCATAAACGGCGGTTATTACGACAACCGCTGTCATGGTTATACAAGCCGATGTTATGGACAATACGGTTCTGCTATATATATACAGGCCGATTCAATGGCTCATGGCTCAGATGTTAATCTGGAAGTCAATTGCGCGACTGTTAGAAGTCCTCATTCTTGTATATGGGCTGAAAGGGGCTCGGGGGCTACAGAAGAATGCCTCTTAATGGTTTATAACTGTTCTCTGTTTGTTGATGCTAACAATGATCTTTATGACTCGACAAACGGAACATCATGTCATTCGGCGGGCGACCCTTTCGCTATTCAGGTTTATGGCATTAAGGCAGGCTCCGAAATACATGACAATATAATTATCGCTGGTGATGATCATTATGGCGGTGATGGTATTATGATACAAGAAGCTCAGGGCATAGTCTCTGACTCAATCAAGGTTTATAACAATACTATGCTGTTACATCATGGTCGTCATCCTGCTTTACCGGCTGGCTTACAGCATTGCGTTGGCATATATTTTAGAAACCCCGAACCGATATCTCATCCGGAAGATCATAGTCAATATGTATGGATTGCCAATAATAGCATAAATATATTGGTTGATGCTCTTGGTTCAACTGATCATATAGGGGCAAACGGCGAGGGGGCGAGATTTTATCTCACAGACAGTTTAAATCATAATGTTTTTGAGAATAATTTTATAGAGGTTATTCGGGCTGATTCGCTTACTCCCGATTCTGGCGATGTTGCTACTTGTGGAATATCTATCTGTCGAGCTGATACTGTTGATATGACAGAGACCAGTTACGGAAGTGAATATACCGATGATAATCATTTCAGATACAATCATTATCGTTGTTATAAAAGCCCTTATTGGCTCGGTGGTCATCGAGAGAGCGGGCTCTGTGCGAATTATATAACAACCGTCGGAGATACTTTAAATACAATCGGTGATGTTAGTGATAGCATGGTGGTTCTCTTTAACGGAAACGGAACTTATCAAGATCATTCGATTGGTAACCGGATTATTGATGCCACTCTTTTAGGCAACGCCAATGATACCAATATTGTTTGGTCTGGTTTGACCGAGAATGTCGACACCTGCTTAGGAAAAACCGTCGCTTTCGAGCGAATACTAAACTGGCTTTATGTCAAAGATATCGATGGTATACCTGTTGAGAGTGCTGATATCTATATCGTCAACAATTACGGCGATACTGTAACGACCGGGGCGACCGATGCTAATGGTAAATATTCCGATACTCTGGTTTATGCTTTTCATGGTTACGACCCCGACCCGGGCGATGGTTGTGTTATAGGTGATTCATTGGGCTATAATGATTTCATATTTATAGCAAAGAAAAATGGAGATTCAACATCAACCACCGTAACCGTTAATGCCCAGTGGTCGGGTTATGATACTCTCATGCTTGATGATCAATCGATGACACCTATAATCAAAAAACTAAAAACAAAAAAATCAAGAATACAGGAGTATGGATTAAATGAAAACGTGGAAGATATTATTTTTCGCTTTGGTTATTGTTGTTATATCAATGATGACATTATCTGCTATCGAGATCAATGCTCTAACAGATAGATTGCCCGCAAAGCTCTACTATATCAACTCAGACGGTAAGGACGTCCCTCCCGATTCTGTGGTCATAATGGTTCAATCGGCAAACGGCGATAGTGTTGGAATGATGGTTGTTGACATCACTACCTCATGGGTAACAGCTAATGCGATAGCTTCTGATGATATCACCTGCTGGACTGTTGCTCCGACAATGGATGATATTGATTTCGGTAATGGTATTGGTAATTATCTGGTCAGTTATGGGGCTTTTAATATCGCTGACAGCGCTACTGACTGGATTTAATTT